GTCCGAGCTGGCCGAGAGCATGCAAAGCGCGGGGGTCATCGAGCCGCTCATCGTCCGGCTGGTGAAGAAGAAGCACGAGATCGTGTGCGGGCACCGGCGCCAGGCCGCGGCCGTGGAGGCCGGGCTCGAGTCCGTGCCCGTCATCCTGCGCGAGCTCGACGACGACCAGGTGCTGGAAGTGCAGCTCATCGAGAACTGCCAGCGAGCGGACATCCACCCGCTCGAGGAGGCGGCGACGTTCGAGCGGCTGGTGGAGCGCGGACACGATGCCGGCCGCATCGCCGAGAAGATCGGGCGGTCGACGAGCTACGTGATGGGCCGGCTCAAGCTGACCACGCTGACCGACGAGTGCCGAAAGGCGCTGGACGCAGAGGACATCACCCTGGGCGTCGCACTGCTGCTGGGAAGGATCCCCGACGCCAAGCTGCAGGACCAAGCGCTGGCCGAGGTGCGCGGCCGTGAGTGGGATGCGCCCATGAAGCTGAAGGACGCCCGCGAGCGGATCGAGGAGGAGTTCATGCACCGGCTCGCGGATGCGGAGTTCAGCCTGACCGACGCCGAGCTCGTGCCCGGCGTCGGCGCGTGCTCCCAGTGTCCCAGCCGCACCGGCAACCAGCGGGAGCTGTTCAGCGACGTGCAGAGCCCGGACGTGTGCACCAACCCCGTCTGTTTCCGGAGCAAGCTAGACGCCGCGTGGAAGGTCCGCGTGCCGGCTGCCAAAGGGGCTTTCGTACGCGAGCGGCTACGAGGCGCTGGACGCCAGCAAGTACGGCAACTCCGGCCGCAAGACCACGCTCCGGAAGCAGCTCGGCAAGGACCTGCCGCCCGTCACCCTCGCGCAGGACCCCCACACCGGGGCCCACGTCGATCTGGTCCGTCGCAAGGACGCCGAGAAGGCCCTCAAGCAGAAGCAGGGCAGCTCGGGAACGTCTGCCAGGGGCACCGAGGACGGCGCGTACGCGGCCGACCGCCGGCGTCAGCAGGCCAAGGAGCGGCGGTTCAAGGAGAGCATCGAGCACGCGCTCGGGAAGATGCGCGAGGCATCCGTGAACGTCGATGTCGACGTGCTGGTCCAGATGCTCGTGCGCGGCCTCATCGAGGGGCAGTGGACGGACGCGCTCAAGCACATCGCCCAGGCTCGCGGGCTCGACGCGAGCAAGCAGCACGGCGACTGGCAGAAGGTCCTCCTGAACGAGCTGGAGTTCCTGACCGTCCACCAGATCACCGAGCTCGGTGTGGAGCTGGCGCTGCGCCGCGCAATACCGCACCCCTACGGCGGGCTGACGGACCACTGGAAGGCAGCGCTGAAGCTGTTCAAGGTCGACTTCAGCGCGATCGCGAAGCAGGTGGCCGCCGACGACCGCGCCCGCGAGGCGGAGAAGCGGAAGGGCAAGAAGAAGGCGGCCAAGAAGACCGGGAAGAAGACGCCCGCGAAGGCCAAGCGCTCACGGGCGAAGAAGGCGCCAGCGCCGCCGGTCGAGCCAGCGGGTGAGCCCGGCGTCTGCCGCGTGTGCGGCTGCACTGACTCCACCCCGTGTCCGGGCGGGTGCGGCTGGGTCGAGGACGACCTGTGCAGCGCCTGCGTGGACACGTCCCAGACCAAGCGCGCCAAGCGGGCGCCAGCCAAGAAGAAGACCAGGGCCCGCCGGGCCAGGAAGTGAGAGAGCCATGCGTATCGTTGAACTCCGTGCCGAGAACTTCAAGCGGCTGAAGGCCGTCAACATCCGCCCCGATGGGTCGCTCGTCATCGTCGCCGGCGAAAACGACCAGGGCAAGAGCAGCGTCCTCGACTCCATCGAGGCGGCTCTCGGTGGCAGCAAGAGCGTGCCGAGCGACCCTATCCGTAAGGGCAAGCGCCGCGGGCGCAACGTGGTCGACCTCGGGGATCTCGTGGTCGAGCGGCAGTACTCCCCGACCGGCAGCAAGCTGGTCGTGAAGAACCGGGCGGGCGAGACTCAGAAGAGCCCTCAGTCCCTGCTCGACGACCTGTGCGACAAGCTGGCCTTCGACCCCCAGGAGTTCGCGCGGCTCGAACGCGAGAAGCGGACCAAGGTCGTGAAGGAGCTGGTCGGCCTGGACTTCACGAAGCTCGACGGTCAGCGCTCGGCCGCCTACAGCCAGCGCACCGACGTCAACAAGGACGTCAAGCGCCTCGAGGCCAAGCTCGACCTGCTCGAGGTGCACGACGGCGTGCCTGAGGGAGAGGTCAGCGTTGCCGAGTTGACTGCCGAGCTCGGGAAGCGCGAGGAGCAGCTGGCCGGGAACGGCACGACCCGCAAGGACCTCGAGGATGCGGAGAAGCAGCTGACCGGGACCGACGAGGCGATCGTCGAGGCGAAGGCGGAGGTTGCGACCCTGCGGCAGCAACTCGAGGAGGCTGAGGGTGCGCTCACGCTACGCGAGGAGGAGCGGGCCGCCGTGCTCACGGTGCGCGATGACGCTCAGGAGCTCGTCGACGAGCTCAAGGACCCCGACCTCGAGGACGTCAAGCGGCAGATGGCGGAGTCCGACGAGACCAATCGCAAGGTCCGCGAGAACCAGGAGCACGCCCGGGTGGCCAAGGAGCTCGAGGACAAGGAGGACGAGGCCCAGACGCTCACCGACGAGATCGCGGAGGTCGACGACCAGAAGCAGCAGCAGATCGCCGACGCAGAGTTCCCCATCGAGGGCCTGGGCTTCGACGAGGACGGCGTGACATTGGACGGCGTGCCCTTCGACCAGGCATCGGAGAGCCAGCGCCTGATGGCCAGCGTGGCCGTCGGTGCCGCCCTCCACCCCAAGCTCCGCGTGCTGCTCATCCGCAACGGGAACGACCTCGGGGAGCAGAAGCTCCAGGCCCTGGCCGAGATGGCCGAGAAGCTCGATCTGCAGATCTGGCTCGAGCGCATCGCTGGTGGCCCGGGCGCCGTGGTCATCGAAGACGGGGTGGTGGCCGACGTCGAGACCCGGAAGGCGGGGTAGGGGATGAGTCACCGAACCGACTACGACACCTGGCCGTGGCGAGGGCATCGCGAGCAGGCACGCGAGGATGCTCGCTACGGGCACCGCAACCGCGACCTGAATGACCGTTACGGGTCCGACTCGCAGCGCGCCTACGCAGAGGAGTTCAGGCGCGAGGAACGTCGCCTCGAAGACGAGCAGTTCGAGCGGCAGCGGCGTGAGCAAGAGGCAGCGGAGCGGCGGCGCGCGGCAGAAGAAGAGGCTCAGCGCCGCCAATGGGAGGAAGCCGAGCAGGAGCGGTTGGCGGAGGAATTCGACGAACTGGAGGACGAGTAGCCATGGCCCAGGCGAAAGGCCAGCGCCCCCTGATGCAGGGCACCTGCAAGAGCTGCGGGGCCTCGATCCTCTGGGTGCGGACCGCGAAGGGCAAGCAGATGCCCCTCGACACGAAGCCTCAGAAGCTCATCACCCTCGACGACATGCCCGAGGCCACCGGGTACATGACGGACTGCTACACGCCGCACTGGGCCACGTGCCCGCAGGCGGCGCAGCACCGGAGGAGGAGCTGACGTGCCGGGCGGGTTCATCATCACCGAGCACGCGGTGCACCGCTTCCAGCAGCGGGTCGTGCCGCAGTTGGCCTTCTCGGCCGCGGACGCCCTGCTGAAGCGCCGCGTCAAGAGCGCCAAGCCCGCCGGCGAGAAGACCCTGGCCGGCGAGACCTACTGGCGCATCACTGCGCCCGACGCCGTGCTCGTCACCAAGTCCGAGAACAAGCAGGTCATCGTGGTCACGGTGGTCGAGCCCGAGAAGCTGGGCACCGAGGACGACCCGGACGCCGACCTGGTGGTCGAGTACTACCGCCGCGAGCAGGCAATGAACCGCGCCACCTGCAAACTCGACGAGGCGCGCAAGAACTACGAGCGGCGCGTGAAGGCCGCCAAGAATGAGTACCAGCAGGCGGTGGCCAGCGTGCTCAAGGACTGCACGCCGGACGTGCGGGAGTGCCTCGAGCGGAGCGGCGTGGCCGCGGTGGTGAAGGAGGATCGGACATGACCGGCAAGGCGTGCGACCACTCGTTCGTCGACTCGACGGTGTGCCTGAAGTGCGGCAAGCCGTTCGTGGAGTTGCAGGCGGAACTGGACGCCGACGCCCAGGCCCTGCTCGCCGAAGCTCGCGGAGACACTTACGGGCCCCGGTCGGGGGGTGCGCCTACCCGCAAGGATGGCGGCTCAGCATCGGGCACCAACGTCGGTGACGCCGAGCCCCCCGACCAGCCCACCAGCGATCTCTGATTGCCGTCCGTCCCTTCGGGCCTTCTCGGCGCTAGAAGGAGCGGGAGCTTCCTGGTCATGCTCGTGCGGGTGAACACGAGACTCGTCGGCTACGCCGTTGCGACCGCCCTTGGCATGTTCAACGGGCGCTCCTGCGTCGTGATGTACTGCTTCGGCAGGCGGCGTGACCACGCTTGGGGGATGAGCAGCCCTGGTTTCACGACCATCACCTCTCGTCCGGATCGACGCCCGGCAGCCCGGTAGTCGAGAGAGAAGGTGATCTGCCTGAATCCGCGGTAGAGCGACCGTATTTTCGGGACGTTGTCGTACGTGAGAACCCAAGGGAAAGGGGCTCGGTCCAGGCAGTCTCTGAGCATCCTGTGATCGTCGTGGTCAGCGTAGCTCAGGTACAGCCGCCCCCCGTTGACGCAGTATGGCGGGTCCAGGTAGGCGAATACGGAGGTGCGTGCAGCCAACGGCTCAACAACGCTGCGCAGCAGCTTTCTCCCGTCCAGCCTGAACACGTCAATGCGAGTTTTGTAGAGGGTAATCCTCTCGATCTTACGTTCGAGGTCCACCTTGTTGAATCGCGCGTCGAGCCCCCATTTGCCGGTTTGGCGCCTGCCGCCGATCGGGCCGCCGTTTATGATGATCCCGGAGCGACTGGTGCGATTGAGGTAGAAGGTCGCGAACCCCAGAGCAACTCGGGAACAGCGCCCGGGTCGCTCGTAGATCTCCCTCTGGCGATCCCGGTGCTTCATGTTGATCGGTGTGTCCCGGAGAAGGCGCAGAAACTCGTCGGTGCGATTCAGAATCGACCACCACATCGAGAAGACACCGCGATCTAGGTCGTTGATGATCACTCGGTCAACGTGCTCGCCGAAAAGGAGGCTGAGAGCTGCTCCAGCGCCACCGGCGTACGGTTCGACGTACGTGCCGTCCTGAGCCCCGTTCAACCGAACCAGGTGGGCGAGAACGTGCGTCAGGATCTGCTTACCGCCGGGGTAGCGGAGTGGGCTGAAGCAGACGCTCACTTTCTCGTCCTGGCCTTTTTGCCTGGCTTGGCCGGGGCCTCACCATCGAGTTCAGGATCAAGGGCCAGAGCGACGAGGGGCGCGACCGTGTCCCACAGGCTACGGAGTTCCCGGTCGACAGGTAGTGCGAATCGGTTGTGCGCGAACGCATCCAGGAGATCCACCGACACCAGCGAGTGCTTATCGCTGACGAGAGTGGTCAGCCGTCTCTTCGCCTGTCCCGGAAGGGGCAGGTGGCTGTCGTTCACAAGGTACCGCAGCATCTGGTTGAGCGTCGGGGACCAAGTTGATGGCCTGTCCCGGTTCCGCGCGTTGCCCTTCAGCAACTTCATCTTGCCGGTTCGGTCCATGTAGTCAGATACGGCTACGTCGAGCAGCAGTCTCAACATAACGCCGCACGCGTTGGGAAAGGCGTCAACGCGCAGCTTCCTGCTCTCGCCAAATATCTCGCGGATTCGCTGGTTGTCGATACGGCAGTGGACGTCGCTCGGAATGAGGGCGGCCGACGGGCGAGTGCTTCTCTTCGGCTTCTTCGTCTTCGGAGGCTGCTTCCCTGGGTCGGGGCTCGGGGGAGAGGTTGGCGCCAGGTCTTTGGTCGTGAAGCGCCCCTTGCTTCTCGGCGTGCCGTCCTTGAGCTTGTCTAGGTAGCTGTCGATTTGTGAGGCGCTGTTGAGCGATCGAGTGTCGATTCTCCGTCTTGCGATGTCCCGAACGATTTGGCTGAACGACCGCTTGAAGTCCTCGGGCGCGACTCTGCCCTCCATTTTGCCGTCTGAGTCGAACTCGATCCCGAGCTTCTTTCGGGCGGCTGGCGAGCTGATGATACGTTCCAGGGTACTTATCTCGAACTGGCGTGGATTGCGGACGATGGCGGAGACGTCGGAGGGAAGGTCAATGGAGCAAGCCGCCTTGTATGCCTCGTCAAGACGGAGGTTCTTCCTGATCTCGGCAGCCTTCACACCATACTGCTTCGCCATGTCATCGATTGTGATCCCCTCCCGGTGCAAGCCGGCGTAGAAGCGGGCTTGCATGATCGGACTCCAACGTTCGACCTGGGTTCGCGTGTGCCTCGCCATGATGAATGGCGCGGCGTCCTCCCGCGTCGGCGCGTAGAGGACCCTGACCTTTGAAACGGCCTCATTGGGGACCGTCTTGCCGAGTTTCTTGAAGCGCAACACGTGCGATGTGGGTGCCAGCTCCGGGTTAAGCAGCAGCTTCAACGCGGTCAAACGCCGGTTCCCCTCCAGAACAATCGCCTTGCCGTCTTGCTTGAGACCTATCAACGACTCAAGCGGCCAGTACCCCTGCTCGACAATTCCCTTGGCCAGGTCGTAGACGGCGTCGTGCTCCACAAGCTCAGCGATCAACTCACGCTGACTGAACTCGCGATCCCTTGACGGGATTCGGGGGTTCAGAGGGTCCAGCCTGAGGCTTGTCACCGATGAGTGCTTCTGCGGCCACGATGAGTAGTCTTTCACGAGTTCCCCCTCCTAGGGACAAAGGCGGACTAGACCGCGCTCTGCTACCCTACCATGTCTCCCAAATCCATGTCTCGCACGGGGAGCCCAAGCGATCTGCACTGCCTCCCGCCATTCACGGCGGAAGACAGGATCCGGACCCTTGGGCCGAGGTCGGCATCTTTCAGTGCAACGATCTCCGTTCGTCCTCGCCGCGCTCAGGCGCAGCCCGAGGCCGGCCTCGAGCAGAAGCTCGCGGCCGTCGTCGATGACGAGCCTACAGACGCACGGCCCGATCTCGACGAGACACCCTGGACGAGACCGCGAAGCGCTGCCTGACCGGTTCCGGGCGGTGCTGAGGGACCGCGGCTGACCTCCCCGACACAGTCCGGCGCCCCCACCGGCCGAAGCCAATGGGGGCGATCTCCTGGCTTGACGGGGCCAGGTCCCGGCGGGTCTCTCTCCCGCGGTGAGTGGTACAGGGTAGCGCGGTCACTCGCTTGACGGCGGGTCGGTCTCGCCGGCCCCGGGTAGCGTGTCCGCCCGCCGCCGGTACGGCCGGCGCCCGGTCAGCAGCGCCTGCACCGCGTCGCGCAGCTCGTCGAGGGTACGCTCCACCGACGCCGACCACTGCTTCCACTCGGCCTTGGTGATCGTGTCGCGCTGGGCGCGCTCCAGGCCCAGTACGACGCCGGCGACGCGCGTGAGCTCGAGCTCAGTCTCGTGGGCCTTGTCCTTCTGGCTCTGGAGCTGCTGCTCGAGCCGGTCGAGCTTCCGGTCGCGCTGCTTGACCGTGTAGCCGATGAGGGCCACGAAGAGCGCCAGGGCGATGTTCAGACCGAGCTGCAGCTCTGGGGTCATCGGAGTCCTGCCTTCCCGCGGGTCTGCGGCCCGACCTTGCCATCGATGGTGAGCCGCTCCGCATGCTGGAACGCCACCGTGGCCGCGTGCGTGAAGCCGTCGAACACCCCCGAGCGGCGCGTCTCCGGGAGCACCTGCTGCCCGCGGTACCGCCACCCGTCGAGCAGCTCCTGCCACTTGAGCACGTCCGGACCCTCGCGGCCGAGCTTCAGTATGCGCGCCTGGCGCCGGACCGAGTCGGGGGGCGGCGCCGGGTCGGTGTCGTGCACGGGCCCTGCCGGCTCCTCGCCGCCCTGGAAGCCCTCGGGGACCCAGGCGGGCGGCAGCACACCGAGCTCGGTCGCGACGCGCCTGACGAGCTCCCAGCCGCTGCCACGGCCGTACACGCGCCGGCCGCGGATGTGCCACCCCTTCGGGCCGTCCGTGATGGGCAGGTTGTACCGACAGCGGCAGGAATGGTCCGCCCGAGACGCGCCCTCGGGCTGGTGGTGCTGCCCGTACTCGGCGGTGTCGCACGTGACGGGGACGCCGTCGCGGTAGGTGACGTCCAGGATCACCATCGTGTGGCCGCCGTGCTGGTTCAGGATCTGCACGACGTCGCCGGGCCCGATGTCCCACTCCGTGCGGGCGCCGTACTGGCGCCAGCAGGCGCCCCGATAGTGCATGAGCGAGCGCAGGTTCCAGCCGGGGCGCCAGCTCCGCTCCGCTTCGAGGCGGTTGCACCAGCGCAGCACGTGCTCCGCGGTGGCCGACGGTACCGGGGGCAGGCCGAGCAGGCGGAGCCAGACCGCAGCATGAAGGTCCTCGCAGGCGCTGTAGGAGCGCCAGCGGCCCTTGGCGTCCTTCCACCGCGACTGTCGCCCCTCGGTCACAAGCCGGAAGCAGCCGTCGGGGTCGTGCCCCTTGCCGGCCGCCTCACCGTAGTCCCACGAGAACCCGTTCTTGCCGCCGGCGAGGAGCTCGGCGAGCTGGGAGGCCGCCACGCGTACCCGGGCCTCGCTGAGCTGGCCTCCCTCGGTCAGGTGTCGGCGGACCAGGCCCGGCATGGTTCAGACTCGCGGTTCGATGACGTGGATGTCCCAGGCCTCGCGCAACACGCGCTCGTCGACCCAGCAGCAGCCCGGGGCCCAGCGCCCGTCGGGCAGGTGGATGCCCCCCCAGCCGGTGGCCCGCGCCGGCGGCGTAGCCAGGACCACGGCGCCGTCCGGCCCCCAGGAGCCCTGGATGCCGTAGATGCGGCGGCCGTCCTGCCACACTCGAGCGAACACCCGCTGGCCGTGGCCGTCACGGTCTCCGCCCAGGTGGTCGGTGGTGAGGATGGCGTCAGGCTTCGAGGGGTCGCCCTGGTAGGCGTGGTAGGCGTCGCGCGTCCCCGTGCCGATCATCACCCCGAGGGTGGGGTTGATGAGGGCCGCGTCGACGGCGTCGAGCTCGCCCGCTGAGATGCGGTATCGACGCATGCCCACGCCGCGCTTGTCGTCCGCGAAGAGCTCGTCCTGGAGGTCGTCGCCAGCTGGGGGCGCCCCCAGGCCCGCCTCGACCAGGTCGCCGTCTTCGCCCAGGACGTAGGGATCCCAGCCGCGGTGGACCAGGCCGGAGATGACGTACTCGAAGCGGGTGCCGAGATCGATCTGCTCGATGCGCCCCTGGCGCCGGCGCGCCTCCCGCCAGATGCTGACGGCGCTGGCCCAGGGCAGGAAGAGTCGTGCGGCGTCGATGATCGCGGCCGGAGCCTGACCGGCGCACGAGGGGTTGACGCGCTGGTCACGGATCCAGGCGATGGACTGGACAATGGGGTCGCTGTCGGGCGCCTCGATCTGCACCGCGAACGGGTGGCTCTGGGCGTCCAGCGCCCGGCGCTCGGCGCGGTCGGGGAGCAGGCCCGTCTTGAAGAGGCAGGTCACCGGCAGAGCTCCCCCCGGTAGGCGCGCTCGAGCTCGGAGCATGCCTCGATGGTGGCGATGCACTCGGGGTTCCAGTCGCGCCCGTCGAACTGCGCCCGCTCGCAGGCGATGGCGAAGTCGGTGCCCGCCGGCGTCTTCCACCAGGGCGAGCCGTCCGGCTTGCGGCAGTCGAGCCCCTCGAGGCGCTTGTGGGCGGCGAGGCACGAGCCTGGCGGCGCTGGTGAGGGGTCGGGTGGCGTCGGCTCCGGGATGGGCTGCACCGGGCCGCAGGCGGCCGCCAGGGCCACCAGTAGGCAGAGCTTCAGTGAACCGAGCACTCGCGCACCCAACTGGCGTCAGCGCTCTGCTCGACGGCGACAGCCACGGCCGCGAGGGCAGCCATCGCCAGCGCTCCGGAGGCGAGACCGATCTGCGCCTCCCGTTGGTCGTCGGGCACGGGGAGGGTGGAGATCCCGCTCACGCCGCTCAGCACGGCGGCGCCGGCGGCCACCGCCCCCCAGGTGCTGCGGCGCCCGTCGAGTTGAGAGCAGCGCGAGCTCGGCGCGTAGCCGACCTCCCGGAAGTCCTTGTCGTACTTGTCGGCGATGCCGGCGGAGTGCGCCTCGGTCAGGGTGCCGCTGCAGCCGAGCAGCAGCAGCGAGCCGCCAAAGACGAGCACGACCAGGCCGACCCGGCCGGCTCCCTTCAGTGCATTGAGCTCCCCGCCGTCGCCGCCCATGCCGAGCAGGCGCTTGCCGGTGTGGGCGCCGCCGATGGCCGCGGGACCGCCGACGGCCACGGCCCAGGCCGCGACCGCCACCGCGTGCACCGGCTCGAGCCCGGTCTGCCACGCGGTGAGGAAGGCGGTCAGCCCGGTTAGCACCAGCGCCGGCAGCCACTGCAGGCGGTACGGGATCCGCTCCCAGAGCACCGGCTTCCAGACGCGCCAGACGGCGATGAGCAGCGTGATCGCGTAGCCGAAGACGGCGTACCAGGCGTGGTCTCGAACAGCCTGGATCAAGGGGGCAATCGCTTCCTGTTCCATACTGAACAGGCTAGCAGTCCTGCGGCGCCCGAGGCACGGAATCCCCCTGGATGGGGCGCAACGCGGATCGGACACGGCGTCCGGGCGGGAGCAGCAGGTCCTGAGTCTGGCCCAACTTTGGGCACTCACGCTACAGCGCGAACGCCCGCGTCAACTCGCACTCGACGTCCTGCATCTCGCCCACGCTCAAGAACTCGGGCGTGAAGGCGGCCGCATTGAGGACGTGGTTGAGGAAGGCCGTGCCGCCGGGCCACCGCCCCAGTTGCAGGGTAGCGCTGGGCGCGCCGGTCGCCGGCGCTCCGGTCATCGCCTTGGCCACGGCCTCTGCGCGATCGATTCGCAGCAGGAACTCGTCGGCCGCCCCCTTCTGGTACCGGCACGCGACGAGGTGCGGGTTGCCCGTGCTCATCTCACCGCCGGAGGTCGAGTGGGAGACGAGGTAGGAGCCCGTCCCGGTGGCGAGCAGGACGTCGAGATTCTGAGTCCCCGACTGGAAGAACATCACGCCTGTGTCGGTGGCCACAGCGCTGGTCATGGTGGTCAGGATGACGCCGGAGCCAGCGACCGGGGTGAGCACCAGGAACAGCGTTCCCTCCTGCTGCAGGTCCGCCCACGGCGCCGCGGCCAGGTTGGACGCGGCGTAGTCGTCGGTGCCATCCAGCGTGATGAGGCGGTGGCTGCCGGAGTAGGACACCTGGGGCCGCGCGGCGCCCGCGGCGCCGCCGAGCGTGCCGCCCTTGCTGCCCATGTTCCCGAGAGCGTCGTAGCGAAGCGGGGAACCGCTCTCGTCCAGCACGGTGCCGTAGGCAGAGGGCACCATGCCGCCGACGAGCAGCTGCGGGTTGTGGCCCAGTAGGAGCGGGAACGGCAGCTGCAGCTTCCTCAGCGCCGCCACGAGCTCGTTCTGCGCTTCGCTCCACGTGTCGGCGGAGTACTCGGTGCGCTCCGCCGCGAGGATCTTCCGGACGCCGAACGCCGACCGGAGGCAGAGGACCCGCGAGAAGGTGTAGTCCTCGTTGACGCGGCCGTCGGCGTCGATGCCGCCGTTGACCAGGCACCGGACCCCCCAGAGGTGGCCGTCGCCGGCGATGGTGGGGATGCCCGAGGTGACGTCCACCACCGCGCCGGGCGTGGCCGCATCGACGGACTGTCCCGTGGCCGCGCCGTTGTCGAGAGTGAGGGTAGGGGCGTCCTTGGTCGCGCGCGGGGAGTCTGGCTCGCTGACGTCGTGCACCTGGTAGGTCACCTGCCGGACGACCGCGTTGGGCGTCCCCTCGAGCTGCAGGGCTGGGGTGGCGCCGGGCTGCACGTCATAGCCGCGGTTGGCGCTGGGGTCAGCGTCGATGGTGAATCGGGCAAGGTTGGTCATAGTGGCCTCGGTTCATCGAGTCGTTCCCCCTCGACGTCCAAGTGTAGGCGCCCCCACCACCGGTTGTGGGCGGCCTCGCGTAGCGCGACCAGGTGAGGTCCGCCCTCCACCGGCGTGAAGACCAGGCTGCTCGGCGCGTGCCGGTAGAAGACGCGCTTCTGGTAGCTCTCAGCGCTCGGCCCCTGCACCTCGAAGATGAGCGGCAGCAGGACGCCTTGGGGCAGCGTGCGCGAGTAGGAGACGTTGACCAGCACGCTCGAGAAGGCGGCCACGGTGGTGACTGAGGCGTCGAGCTCGAGGTCGATGCGGTCCTCGCGCAGGGTGCGCGGCGAGAGCTCCTCCATCGAGGGGCCGGCCATTACGGCGCCTCCGCGTCGACGTGGACCAGGTAGGCGCCGCCGCTCGGCCGCCGGAACCCGAGGCAGTAGTGTCCAGCCACGGTCGGCGTGAAACGCTGCTTGGCCGTCCACCCCGAGGGATTCGAGAAGGCGACGGGGTAGGGGTGCGGCGCCTCCACCGTCCAGGGCGCGAACAGGTCGCCACCGAGGCCGGCGTCGGCGACCGGCGCGGCGCCGATGTACAGGTCGACGGAGATCTCCGTTCCGACGGTGCCGACGTAGCGCTTCATGGGGTAGCCCGCCATGGGGTTCACGCGGCTCGGCTCGCTGCCGGCGCCGACCGGATCCTCCCACGCCTGGAGGGTGACCCCGGCCGTGACGCGCGCCTCGAAGTTCGGCATGACCGGGCTCCCTACGTCGACGCCGGCTGTAGCGTCTCGCGCCCCGCCCGCAGGCTGTAGAAGAGCTTGGCGTCGTAGGTGGTGGCGACCAGACGGCCGCTCGCCGGGATGACCGGGCCGAGGGTGTAGGACGCCGCGTCACCGACGTCAGCGCGCCACCAGGTCGCTCCCTCGTCGATCGAGTAGATGAGGGTCGAGGTGCCGCCGCTCATCGCCACCCACAGGCGGCCAACCACAGCGAGACACCACGGTGACTCGTTGCCGGCAAACGTGGCTCCGGTGTCGCTCCACGAGGTGCCGTCGTCGCTGGACGTGTAGCACCCCGTCTGGCTGATGAACATCCACAGGTCGAGCTTGGCCGAGTACGCGAGGGCCCGAAGGGAGACCGGCACGTCGGGCAAGGCGCTGAGGGAGCTCCAGGTCTGCCCGCCATCGGTGGACCGGATGATCTTCGAGTTGGTGAAGACGGCGAGGATGGTGCCAGCATCGTTGCTGGCCATGCCTAGACAGGTCTCTCCAGTCACCCCGCCCGGCACCGTGGGCGCGGACCAGCTCGAGCCGGTCGAGCTGAGATAGAGGTGAGGTCCAGCTGCGCCCGCCACGGTGATGGCGACCACGTCCTTGTAGGGAGAGCCGGTGTAGACCACGTGGCTGGCGTTTTCGGCGAAGGTCGTGGTCGACGACAGAAAGCTGATACTCGCAGCTGCCGCCGGGTAGGCCCGGGCGGCTTTGGTCCCGCCGACTGCGATCAGCGTACCGTCCGTGCTCATGCCGGGACACCAGCAGAAGTCGGCCACGGTACTCAGCCCGGAGGCGGCGGTGTTCCAGTCGCCCTCGACCGTGGGCGTCCAGCCGATCAGGCCAGCGCTGTCACCGATGAAGTAGGCTTCCTTGTAGATGCCGGTGTTCGGCTTGACCATGGTGGGCGAGTAGCCAAGCGCGGTGGTCGTCGCGAACGTGCCCGACTGGTCATCAGACCATGGCCAGTTCTGGGCCTGCAGGGCGCCGGGCGTGAAGTCGCCCAGCATGGCGAGGCCGGCGGCGCCCGTCATCACCACGTCGGCGGCCGGCGCGTGGCTGCTGCCGTCCGTGAGGTTCGGCGCCTTCACGAGCTGCTCGTCGATGTGGTTGATCTGTGCGGGCGTGATGGGGTCGACCCCCACCCAGCCGGTGGGATTGGCTCGCGTGAAGTTGCTCATTCGGTCAGTCCGGTCAGGGTGAGTGGTGAGACGCTGCAGAGGAAGCCGATCGAGGTAACGATCGTGAAGTTCACCCAGCTCGGGAGCAGCTTGCGCAGCAGCGCCTTCGCCTCCTCGAACTTCCGGGCGTCGCTCGGTAGGAGGGCTCCCAGGTAGCCGACGTCGAAGAGGACCCGCTGGGTGAAGTCGGTCGAGTAGTTGGGAGCGATGCTGTAGCCGATGCCCCCGAACGGCGGGCTCTCGCCGCCAGGGTCGTGCGGCCCGAAGGCGCGACCGTGCAGCGTGGTGGCCTGGTAGTCGTGCGATACGGTGACGACCGAGAAGCGGGAGTCAATGGCCTGCAGGCGCGCCTCGAGTTCCGGCACCACGGCGCTCGCCTGGGTCACCCAGGCGGCCCACACCGCCGCGCGGCGCTGGACGTCGGTGGCATCTGGGGCGGGTGCCAGCCCCAGGGCGCGCTCGTAGGACGGGAGGAAGTCGGTCGCCAGGTGCGGGAAGGCGTTGTAGATGGCGCGCCGGTAGGCACTGGTGGCCGCGGCGAGCCCCTTGGCGCGGCTACTGCGCCAGAGCCCGTCGATCCCGTCATCGCGGCGGGCCGTGCCGCCCTTGCCCATGGCGCGGCTGATGATCCCGAACGCCTTCTCGGTCTCACTCGGACCCCCGCCGACGCGCGTCGGGATAGGGTTGCGGGGACCGATCTCCGCCATCAACCCACCTCGAGCCAGAAGGGCGCGTCCTCACCGGCCCCCGCAGCGTCATAGAGTCGGATCTGGATCTTCAGCGGGTCGCCGGAGTCGATCCAGGCGTAGGCGTCGATGCGGTCAGCGAAGGCCGTCAGGACCTTCTGCGCAGTGACGCGGACGCCCTTGAGCTCCGTTGCGACGTCGGTGCCGTCCTCGTCCTTGTAGGTCGAGGCGAAGGTGTAGGTGTAGGACCCAGCCGCCGTACGCTCGAGGAGGGGGCGGGCCTGGTCGCGCTCGCTGTTCCACGCCTCCTCCTGGTGGCCGATCACGAACTGCGCCGAGCCGCTGTCCCACTCGGCGATGACGGAAGCGCGTCCGACGGTGGCGAGGTTCAGGCCGGCGATCTGGTGGAAGGCCGGGTTGTAGTGCTCGGCGCCGACTTCACTCTCAGGGTGCTCGACCGGGCGCGGGTTGACGCGCCTGGGTCCGAAGCTGCTGCGGATGACGCGGGTCGGGTAGCCTGGCATCGGTGTCCTCTCAGAGCGCGTAGACGCCAGCGGTCCCGAGCACGAGCATCTTGGGACCGTCGGTCAGCAGGGTTGGGTAGGTGGGTTGGGTCTTCGAGATCGTGGGGGCTTCGGCGTCCGCGCTCGAGCCGCCCAGGGCTTCGATGACGCGGACCGCCACCTCTGCGCCCGCGCGGTAGGGCCTGGTCTCCGAGGGGTTGGGAAAGCGGACGCAGCGGTCGCCGCGGGGGTCGGTGTCAATGTCGAACAGGTTGCCGGGGCCTCGCTCGTCGAAGTAGGCGGCCAGCGCCTGGCCGACGATGGCGCGGCGCGCGGTGTCGGGGCAGACGATCTGGCCCACGCTCACCCCGCCGGACGGAGCAGCCGACAGGATCACGCGGAACTGGTTGGTCCCCAGGTCTTCGACCGAGGTGATGATGAGGCTCACGAACTCGCTGGAGTTCTGTTTCCACAGCATCATCTGCGGGGCGTCGTCGCCAGTGAGGGTGGCCAGCGCTGCCTGCCCGGGGAGCGTGGCGTCGCCTGGGCAGGTGATCGTGAAGTCGATGTTGCTGGCTTTCGCCGTCACGGTTGGCGCGGTCGCGTGGTAGGCCGGGAACGCGGTCACGTCGGTCCAGCCCGCGGCGCTACCGCGGGGCAGGGCGAGCGTCAGCACGACGTTGCAGTCCTCGCCCGTCACGCCCGTGACCAACACGTGCGGCGGTCGCGGGTACACCGTCGAGGCCGGTGGGGTCATGTGAGCGATGGCTGCCGCTAGCGTGGGGGGCGAAGGGACGCGTGCTTTCGGGTCGGTCGCGCCTCCCCGCTTCTGGGTGATGGCGATCAGCGTGGTGCCGGCGTGGAATGCGCACGGAAACACGTAGGCGTCCTCGATGGCGTTGCTAGCCTGTCGAGTCCAGGCGCGGGTCTGCGCATCGTTGCCCGCGCCCTCCCGGTGGCGCTGGGTGCCCTGGACGCGGGACGCGAACTCGGCGTCCGTCTCCTGGTCGGTACCGCCCCGGAAGTCGCCGACCACCGTGGCCTGCGCCTTCATGTTCGGGTCCTTCTTGATCCAGGTGAGCTTGTCGCCAGTCTCGAGGTTGGTGTCCGAGCCGGTGTCGACCGCGGCTATCTCGACCTCGACCGAGGTGTCCCCCGCAAGCACCTTGGCGGTGATCCATACCTGGTAGACGTTGCCCGCTGCGTCGCGCGCCTGGTAGGCGGTCGGATCGCCCAGCGTGGTCGAGCCCACGATGTACGTGCCCTCGATGGCTTCGACGCTGGCCGGCCCGCTGCCACCCGTGGGCGGGAGCTTCGTCAGTCCCCAGAGCCGCCCGTGGAAGTCCTCGAGCCAGGAGGTCGAGGCGCGCTCGGCCCGGATCTGGTCCGCCATGAACAGCGCCCGGCGCTGCTCGCCCTGGGCGTAGTCGTCATCGCCCTGGGCCTGCAGGTACCAGCGCGATCCCGGCTGAGTCGCGCGCTGGATCTCGTCCTCGGTGAACAGCGCACCAGTCTCGGGGTTGACGAGGTTGCGGAGCCCCGAGCGGAAGTTCTGGAGGATGATGTCCCGCACCGCCCCGCGTCGCAGCACCTGGAACTCGCGATCGGCTGGAGTCGTCACGCGGCCTCCTGGAGGAACTGCCCGAGCGGCAGCACGGCCAGGCGCTTCTGCTGGCGAGCCAAGTTGACGTAGCGGACGTAGAGGTTGACGGTGTCGTCCTCCGTCACCACCGTGACGCTCTCGAGTCGGATCTGCTTGGACGCGGTGAGGTGCCTGAGGGCTTGCGCCACCTCCTGCTGGAAGAAGCTCGAGAGCTGCGGGGTGATGTGCGTGGCGTCCCGGAAGCGCTGGCCAACGTTCTGGACAGCACTGCCAGACCCGCGCTCGATGCTCAGCGCGGTCAGGACCGCCCCGTCCGTCGGGTCGAAGCTGCGGGAGATCGAGAGGTACTCCCCCGTCTTGGGGTCGACCGGGTCGGCCAGCATCGCGGGGGGGCTACCCGGGCCGGTGTGCTCCTCCAGCAGGAAGGCGCCAACGGGCGACGTCCCTGCAGGCGGGACCACCGTGGGGCTGCTCATGCGTTCAGCGTAGCGCAGTCCCGGGCGTTTGTGACCTTCCGGGACCCGCGGGAGGGGCTACCCTGGGGGCATGCGGTGGGGATGCTTGCTGGTGGCTGGGGTGGCGATGGGGTGCTCGGGAGACGGACCGACTGCGACTTCGTCCTCGACGGACGGCGCGAGCGGCAGCGTGAACGACGCGGGCCTCGACGTGAACGCCAGCGGCGGATCCGTGAGCGGAGCGGCGGGTCTCATGAACGTCGGCGGCGCGAGCGGCGTCGCAGGCGGCGCGGGAGGGCCTGATTCTGGTCCACTCGGGGGCAGCAGCGGGATCGCGGTCGGCGGCATCGGTGGGCTAGCTGGGTCCGCAACGGGGGGAGAGTCGCCCACGGGGGGTGTCGCTGGCACCTCGGGGAGCTCGGGGGCGAGCGGAGGGCTCGGAGGTACCGGGGGCGGGTCAGGGAGCAGCGGGGTAGGTGCGACGAGCGGCGTCGCAGGGGCTAGCGGCAGTGGCGGAACCAGCGGGGCCTCGGGCAGCAGTGGCGCTAGCGGGTCCGGCGGCGACGGTGGAGCCGCTGGAGCCGTTGGTTGTCTGCCTCTCAGCGCGTCCGGATTCGATTGCGCCTCCAACTGTGAGCTGCCCGTGACCTACGTCTGGGGGGAGTTCGAGTGCAGCCGGGTATGTGCGGGCGTGCCTCCGAGCTTCGACGAGACCATCCAGAGCGCGGCCCGAGCCGACATCTCCTACGTCTTTCCGGAGGTGATGCCGTCTCTCGACTGCGCGACCTGCGGGTCGGTAGTCTGGTCGTTCAGCGTGCGGGTCACCACAGTAGGGAGCGACGGCGCGGACGTGTGCGCCCGCGCCACCACGTCCCCAGGGCGTCTGGTGTCCTCAAGCTACGCGAGCAGCGAAGCACTGTGCGGGGATGTGGCGGAAGCGGCGGACTGCGTGGTGGGCGACGCGAACGCCTACAATCCGGAGAACCAGCTGCGGTTCACCGCAATGGCAGAGGGTGACGGGCCCGAGGGATGGCTCAGGATTGAAACCGCGATCTTCACCGGCTCGTGCCCGCTGACATGTCCATGACCCCGCCCTCCAACGAAGAGTCACAGAAGTCGGTTCTCACGCGGTCGTTGCCGCTGCGCTACTTCCTCGCCATCGTCCTCACCGCCGCATGCCTCGCCGTCGCTGCCGGCTATGCCGTATGGCAGGACATGAACTCACAACGGGAGAGTGCGGACGAAATGAAGCGAGCGACGGACGAGGCCGAGCAGTTGCTCGAAGGTTCGCAGTAGCGCCTAGCCCACCGTCCCCTTGGTGCTCAGCGTCTTCAGCACGTTGGGCCCCTTGGTGGGCGTGTTCTCAGCCGTGCTGGCCGGCATGCGCTGCAGCTCCGTGTCGCTCGTGCTGACCTTCACGGTGACCTCGGCGTTTGTCTTGACGTGGTCGACGATCTTCGCGAGCGAGTTGCACAGGTCGGCGATCTGCTGCTTGCTGGCCGCGCCCGTCGTCCCGACGGGGATGCCGAGCTTCGGCACGTAGTCGTCATAGAGCTCGCGCGCGCAGCCACTGCCGCTGGGGTCGCCGTTCTCGTCGATCGTTACTGAGCCAGTCGTCATGGCCATGGGAGCACCTCAGTCCAGGGGGCAGAACAGCAGGAGCAGCAGCTCCGGTAGGGTGAGATCGGGCAACGCTGGGATCGGGATGCCGGGAAATGCCAGACTCAAGTCCGGGATGACGTAGCCCGGCAGCAAGATCCGCAAGACCGGCAGGATGAGCGAGGGCAGCGTGGGAAACGGGATCGCCGGGAAGCTGAGCCCGAGGTTCGGGATGACGTACCCCGGCAGGAGGATGAGCAGCACCGGCAAGAGCAGCTCCGGCAGCGTCGGGATCGGGATGCTGGGCAGGCTCAGATCCAGGCTGGGGTAGGCGCAATTGCTCATGCCGGCGAGAAGTAGACGCTGGGCGTCGGCTGGCTGGCAGCGCCCGGGAGTAGGGGCACAGCGGTGGTGGTGTCTGCCCCGAGTGCCACGATCCCGCGCAGATTGATCGAGTCGGCGACGATGGTGCACTTGCCGGGCTGCAGGTTGGCGTACGTGGTGGCGTCGGCGCGCAGGGTGATCCCATTGTCGGGGTCCATCACCATGGCCATGCCGTCCCCGTGCAGCAGCGCCACGGTGTTCTCGACGGGGTTCATGATGAGCGAGTGAGCCTTGGCGTGGACTCCGTTGCTGAACTCCCGCGGGCAGTACAGGACGCAAACGGTCGCCTTCTGGTCGCCCGAGTTGCTCGAGTCCTCGAAGGCGAGGAAGCCTCCGCCGTACCCCACCAGGGCCACGCTCCCCGCCTTGGGGTTGGCGTAGATGCGGTTGAACCGCAGGTCCCGCCACGCCAACGGCACCAGCTTGTCACCGACGCGCGCCGCCATCGCCTCTGCTCCGAGGGTCTCGGTGCCGTCGGGGACGTCGACCTCTTCGGGAGGTCGCGGCCGGAACACGATGCCCGGGGCGCCGTAGGCTTCCGCGTCCTGCTCGACCTCCCCGTCCTCCTCCGGATCCTCGCTGAAGGACCCGACGGCGCCGGCGCCGCCGACGAGCACGGCGTTGTGGCGTCCCTCGACGGTCGAGCCGCGGACCTCCATGTAGGAGATGGCCCAGTCGCTGAACGTGCCGACTTCGCCGAGCGGCATCAGAGCCTCCAGATCCCCTTCGCGGTGGTGAGTAGCTCGGTAGTGTGACCGCGCTGGGCGCTGCCGCGCAGCGTGCAGCGGTAGACCAGATACGGCCCCATGACTCCGCCGGCCACCGCGATGTTCAGGTCGGTGACGGTGTCGATGCCGTAGTCGGTCCGCTCGTGCCCGTCCCAGTAGCTCAGGTCGTAGGTCTCGAGGCGCCAGGCGTCCTTCATCAGGCTGCGCAGGCTCATCTCCCGGCGAGATCGCGCCTCGGCCTGGGCCTGGGTCTTGATTCCCTCGTCGATGACCACGGCGCTTCGGTCGAGGCCGGGCGACACCGCCAGCAGGACTGGATCGACCGTGAGGAACTTCACCTTGGCCTTGGACTGGTCGCGCCCGCCGCCGACGCCGTACACCCAGAGGCTCAGAGGGACCTGCTCGTAGTCCTCGGTCTTCTCGGCGCTCAGCAGGTTGTTTCCGCGGGTGTCGGAGCCGGTGCGCACCAACTGCAGGCGGTAGCTCGGCGGCTGCCCGTCGTAGGGAGCGCCGACGACGATCTTGCCGTTCGGGGCGTCCCAATGGGTCAGGTGGAAGCGGTTGAGGTGTCGCTCCACGAACGCGTACACGGTTTCCGGCGGGTGGGGCTTGGCGGCGTCTTCCTTCAGAGCTTGCAGGTCCGGCGGGCGGCTGCGGTCCCCGCCGCGACCGGTGAGCAGGTCGCGGGCCAGGGCCCCGCCCCAGTAGAAGTCGCTCTCGGTGAGGCCCATCCGGGCGTAGGCCGCGAAGACCACGTCCTCGAGCGTGGCGTTGCGGACGCTGATCTTCGGGTCGCACGTCGTGAACATCGCGTCGGCCAGGCGCGTGCGGATGATGACCTGGACGGTGGCACCCGAGTCGGCGCTGACGGGGAGCGTCTTGGCGAGGAGGCGTCCGGTCACTCGAGGCCGATCGTTGACCACGATCTGGAAGCGGGTACCGGTGGCGAGGGCGTCCTTGAGGGCCGACCAGGTGCCGCTGTCGCCCAGCTCGAAGCGGGCCTCGGACGGCTGGGTCAGGTCCGTGGTGATCTCGTACTGGGTGGCCCGGTCCACCACGATGGAGAAGCCGCCTCCCTGGACGCTCTCGATACGGACGGTGTCGCGCGGTCGGGCAGGCATGGCACTACGCGAAGACCACCACCGGGGTGCCGGCCTCAATGAAGCCGAGGTCCTCGATGTGGCCGTTCAGGCTCATCAGGTCGCGGGCGTTCTGGCCAAGCTCGGAGGCGATGCTGTGAATGTCCCGATCGGTCGGGAAGGTGCGGGTGGAGGTGGGCGGCAGCGAGGCGACGGCCTCGGCCTCGGCCTGGGCGGCGAGGTCCTCGAGCAGGAAGAGGCGCCGATAGGCGGGCTCGCCGTTCGGGTCGTTCAGCTGGTCGCGACCGGTGACGCGGGAGGTCAGCGAGTTGCGGATACTGCGCGCGGCCCGTCCTACCCGGCGCGCCTTGTGGGCGATGTCCGCTGCGAACTCCGCCGGGGCGTTCAGGACGCCCTCGAGCCCGGCAGCGAACTCGGTGATGTCCTCCCAGGAGCCGTCCCAGCCGCCTTCGCTCTCGGCGTCGAACTGGGCCTCCTCGACCACCCGCTGGATGTTGGCGCGGACGGACACGTTTTCGGCTGCAGGTCGGTCGAGGTTGTCCTCGTTGTCCTCGACGAACTTCACGGTGAGGGTCTCGCCCTCGCGCTGGCCCTCGATGTCCGCGACCCGCGACCACGTGTCCGCCTTGCACCGGATGTTCCGCTTCCAGGGCAGGTGCAGGGTGCCGGTCTTGGCGGTGAGGAACTGCGCCTCGAGCGCGTTGAGGCGGTCGGGCCACATCTGGGGCGTGTCCCCCAGGTCGGGCTCGGTCACCGTGTTGAAGAAAGGGCACTCGAGGTTGTGCTCGCCGGCGTTCGGCCCGGTCTCGTCGAGTTTCTCGCCCGGGCGCCAGGGCACTTCGCGACGGTTGAGGCGAATGCTGCCGTCGCTCCGGAGCTGGCCCCACACCATGAACAGGATCTGCTCCTCACCGTCAGCCTGCCACGAGACCGGCAGGAGCGTGTTCCAGCCCTGGCTCTGCTCTTGCTCGTCAGCCATGGCGCATCACTTTGGAGTCCAGCCCGGCGTGTTGCCGGGGGAGGGGGGCAGGCCGTGCGAGCCCCCGGCGGTGCCTGCACCCGGCACGACGGGCATGTTCGTAACGCGCACGTTGACGGTGCGACTTGCGATTCCGTCGGCGGCAGCCCGCCCGACCTTAGCCTCGTCGACCTTGGGCGGGGGTGGCCCTCCGGCGCCTTCAGCGGGAGCGCTGGCGCCTCCGGTGGGGCGTGCGAGCTCGGCGCGCAAATACCGCGCGGCAGCCTTGGCCTTGGCGAGTTGGTCGTCGGCGCCGGCGTAGGAGTCAGAGACCGCGGACCAAGCCCCGGCGGTTGCCGTGTTGACCACGCCCGAGCGTCGCTCCTTCTTCTGGCGATCAACGGTGGCGACCTTCTCCTCGAGCGTGGCCAGGGTCTTCTGCTTGGTGGCCACGGACATGGTCGTGCTGGTGGTGGCAGCCTCGGCTGCGGCTCTGGCTCCGGCCAGCGAGCTCGCCTCCTCGGAGCGGTCCGCAGCGAGATAGTCAATGCCGAGCGTGCCCAGGTAGCCGACCAGCACGGCGATGGCGGCGATCCCGAGCGCGGCGCCGGCGACCCTCCACGGCCCCATCGCCGCTGCCGAGGCGCGGATCTGGACGGCGGCGCTGGTGCCGATGGCAGTGCCGGCCTTCGCCAACGCGCCACCCGCAAACGAGAGCGCGACCTTCCCGGCCATGTACCCGCCGACGGCGAGCGCCGGGTTCTTGATCGTGAAGCTGACCAGCTTGCGCATCCCCTCCGCTACTTTCGGGATCTGCTGGGCGAAGTCCTTCAACGCCTCCGTCATCTCGGGGCCCGTGAACTCCTTCTGAAACGTCGTGAATGCCTGGCGCAGAATCACCATCGGGTCGTTCGCCATCCGATCGGCGGCCTGGCGCTGGAGTTCCGAGAACTTCATGGTCGACTTGGTCATGTCGCCCATGGCCTTGTCGTAGGCGCGGTACCCTTCCTCGGTGGCCTCCTCGACGCTCTTGCTCTGCTTGCGGGCGGTGTCGTAGGCATCCTTGAAGGGCTTGACCAGCGTGTCGTACGCGACGCGAGCATCACCGGTAAACGTTATCTCGGCGGCGATGCGTCCCTTCTGCGTGCCGAGCAACTTGCGGATCTTGTCGAAGGCGCTGGAGTCCGGCTCAAACTTGATCTCGGACTTCTTCTCCATGGCATTCAGGTAAGTGGTGTTGTCCTTCAAGTACTGGAACATGGTCTTGAGACCAGGCGACGCCTTCTCCCCGATGGCGTTGTCCAGAGCTCGCATGATCCCGAGCAGGGTGCTGAAGCCCTCCTTGCCCCTCAGTCCCGCCGCGGACGCCTCGCCGGCCATCATGCCGAACCGCGCGGTCAAATCGTCGAGCCCTGCGCCACCGCCGTCCGTCTTCTCGATCAGGCGTGCCATGGCGTCGGCGGCCTCCTTGGGGCCGATCCCGAACTTGCGGGCGGCGAGTTGCGCGCCCGCCGCAAGCGTCTCCATCTTCGCGCCGGTAGCGGTGGCGGCCACGCCCATCGCCTCGAGCGACGCCTTGGTGTACTCGATATCGCCGGTGGCCGAGTAGACGAGCTTGAAGGCGCGCGCCATGTCCTGCGGGGCCTGGCCCGTCTTGATGGCGGCGGTCTCGATCATCTTCTGGATGTGTTGCCACCGGAGACCGGTATCCCCGACGCGGTTCACCTGCTGCGCGAGGTTGCGGTACTCGTGCTGCAGGTTGACGGCTCCCTTGATTGCGGAGCCCACGGCGAAGGCCCCACCGAGTCCGGCGGCCATGCGCAGGTGACCCTTGAGGGAGGCACCCATGCCGGCGAGGCTGGCCTTGGTGGCGGTCAGCCCGGCCGCCGCCGACGCGGACATGACGGACTGCATCTTGGCGGCGGTGGCGCGCGCCTTCGCGGTGACCTGGTCGAGGCCTCCGAGGAAGCCCCCAGGCGAGAGCATCAGGCGGATGCGTGCGACCTTGTCAGCCATCGCGTTCAGCCCTCTTCAGAACCTGTCGGAGCTTCTCGTGCCACTCGCGTCCGTCCTTGCCGGTGATGATTCGCCCGAGCTCCTCTAGCTGGAGGGTTCCGGCGTCGAGATCTCGGACGACAGCACATAGGGTTTGGCCGTCGGTGAGTTGCAGGCTTCCCTGGCCATACGCACCATGAAGCTGGGCTGCGCGTGCCCAGCGATATCGGTCAAAGGGAGCAGGTGGCCCGCCCGGGCCACCGCAACGACCTTCGTCCAGAAGTCGTTCTCGTCCTCGACCGTATCGCGGACGTCGGTCAGCTGCTTGTAGACGGTCATCCGTCCCAGCAGGTCCTGCAGGCTGCCCTCGTCATAGCGCGCGAGCTCCTCGTGGTCCTCGAGCTGCCCGTGCGGCTCCTCCGGGGTGCGGATGGCGCGAGCGAGGAGACAGACCTGCTCCATCTCGTCGAACAGGTCCTGGTCGTGCTCGACGCTCAGTCCCTCGTGCTCGCCGAACCAGACGCGGGTGGCGGCGCGCGCCAGCACCTGGTCCTCGGGAGTCGGCACGCACACGCGGCAGTTGCTGACCTCGACCTTGCCGGACGGCGCTCGGCGTCGGATCTGGTCCTTGAACATCAGCTTGCCGGAGTCGTGGCGTTTCACCTCGAGCTCGGCCCAGCTGCGGCCCCCGAGCTCGGGGATCGGCTGGTCCTGCCAGGGTTGCGGTTGTTGCTCGGTCTCGTTTGACATTGCGTCCTCCTCAAAAACCAGAGCCCCAGCCGACTGGAGGGGGGGTACAGCCGATCCGGGGCTCTGGAAGCCTTCGTGTGGCGGCGGGTCACTCAGCGGTGGTCTTGCCGATGTGGCTGATCTGGAACTCGATCCAGTTGTCGACGTTGCTGGTGATCTGCGGCTTGGTCAGCGGTCCCACGGTCGTGAACGTCTTGCCCGGCACCTTGAGACGGGTCTGCACCTCTTCGCCCTTCTCCCACTTCTTCCACCAGTCGCGCTCGAAGCCCGCCGCGCTGATCCCCATCTTGAACGTGACGGTGTCGACCCGCGCACCCGGGGTCCAGCCCGCGGGATTGGCGCGCAGCGTGGAGACCAGCTTGCGTCCGTCCTCGCACCCCAGCGACACGTCGAACACGTCGATGAGGTCGCCGGCTCCCTGCGAGAGACGGGCCTTCGGGAATTTGGGCAGCTCGTTGGACATCGTGATCCTCCGCTTTCGGCCCCTCGGCTATCCGGTCTTCGCCAGGTACACACCCAGCTTGGCGAAGACCTTGAGGGCCTTGGCCGGGATGAAGGCGTCCACCTGGTTCTCGTCCGAGGGGTTGACCCGGACGATGAACTCGCCAGCCTCGTCGGCTGCCTCGAAGGCGGGGCCATCGATGACGCCCTTGGGGACCCAGTAGTCGCGGATGCGCTTGCTGATGGCGGCCTTGATGTCCCGCTCCTCGACCACGCCCTCGGGTGGCGCCTCCTCGTCCTCGGTGACGTTGCGCATCACCTTGACCTGGGAGCCGCTGGTGAAGAACGTCTGCGGCAGGTAGGTGCGCAGGTCCTTGCCGAGCTCGAAGATGGCGTCGACCTCGCTGGTGTCGAAGCAGCGCCGGTCGGGGTTCCCGCCGGCGTCCTGCGACCGCATGGTGACGCTGCGGAGCAGCACGAGGGTGCCGTTGGCGGTGTACCCGCCCAGGCTGACTCCGTTGGTCAGGGCGTCCTTGCCCTCGGCGTCAGTCGGGTTGTTGGTGACCTTGTCGGCCGCGCCGCGGATGTAGGCGAGTTCCTCGAAGCACCGGTTGGCGTTCTTCTCTTTGCGTCGGCGCTTCATCCGGTCGCCCAGGTCGGCGCCGGCGAGCTCGCAGGGCAGGCTCTCCGCGTTCTCGACGCAGAAGTGGGTCATGTACTCGCTGTTGCAGGCGATGGCCCCGGTCTTCGCCTGGGCGATGGTGCCGCTCGAGCCCACGTGCGCCTGCTGGAGCTTGGCGTTGCGGCCACTCTTCAGCGAGTCCATGTGATCCTCGGTCCGCGAGACGTTGCTCGTGGTGGCCGACTGCGCGTCCGCGTTGGAGCTGCAGATCAGGATGAAGTCGTACTCCTGGCCTTCAACGGTGCTCAGGACCGTGGTGAAGTCCGGCTCGGTAGCGCCGCTCGTGAAGTTGGCGCCGCCGGCGGTGCAGGTGCCGCCCGCACCCTCGACGATCTCGGTCCGCAGCGTGATGTCATTGCCGGCCGGGCCCTTGGTGTTGGCGTCGAGGTCGGTGACTCCGCTGACCCCAGCCGAAGCCACGCAGAAGATCTCGTCGACCTTCTGGTTGACGGCCAGCACGGCCGCGTCGCGGGCGTCGCTGACCGCCTCGCCGACGAGCCAGGAAACCAGGATCGGGATGCCCGAGATCCAGACGCGGAAGGTCATGTTGGTGGTCGGCGCCCCCGCGAACGTCAGGGTGTTGGTCGCGACCGCGCCCGCGCTCTCCGCCGGGCAGACCAGGTCGACCAGCGGTCCCCCGTTATCGTTGGCGAACAGGGCCTTGTACGCGAAGTAGCCCAGGCACCGGCCTGCGGCCGTCTTCACGTCGTCCTCGGAGAAGACGGCGCGGATCTCCGTGTCGTCGGTGATGTCCCCGATGCCGGTGGCGCGGGGACTCACGATCAGGCCCTTCAGGCCGGCGGTGCCCGGGCTGGTCGAGCTGCGCAGCAGGTCGACGGTCAGCCAGAAACCGGGCGTCGGGTTGGTGGGGTCGGCGGCTAGCGGGACAGTCGTCGTCATCGCGTCTCCTCAGTTGCGCCCGGGGCGCCGTTCCCCTCGGAGTCGTTCCGGTGGTCTGCCCCCTCGCCCGACGATGCGGGCTGCGTCTGCTTCGTGGCCGCCTTGGCGGCCTTCTCGGCTTCCGCCTCGCGGGCCTCGAGCTCGGCCTCGTGCTTCTCCTCGCGGGCCTTCTGGACCTGGAGCCACTTGAGGTAGTCGGCGTGGGTGGCCTTCTTGAGGTCGCCGTTGCGGATCGCCTTCAGGAACTCCTTGCGGTAGGTCCGGAACTCCTGTTCCGAGATGGGCGTGACCCGCTCGATGTCCCACTCGACCACCGGGGCGCCGGCCCGCCGGTCCTCCTCGGTCACCCCCGTGCGCTGCGCCCCCAGGTATCGGGTCGTGCCGAATCGGCTCACCAGCCGCCCATCGACCGAGCGGACGAACAGCGCGAACCGGGGGCCAGTGCTCTTCGAGGTCGCCATCGCTGAACAGACTAGCAGGGGGGTCCAGGATGACCCACCCAAAACTCACATCTCGATGGTCGTGTCGACGATGTCCAGCTCGGGGTAGGGGGGCTGGTCCTCGGTCTGGATGACCATCCGAGTCGTCAGCCAATCGTTGAAGGTCCGCTCGTCTCGCTTGGTCAGGACGAACAGCGACGAGAAGCGGACCACGTCCACGTACGAGGAGCCGGTGACCGAACTCAGCCGGGCGTCGATGACCTGGATCCCGACGGCGCTGCTGAGGGTCAGGCCCCGGTACACGTCCCGGTCACTGAGCAGCTCGAGCATGTCGTCGCGCAGCTGGTCGCCCTCCCGGGTGCGCTGCTCGGCCGAGGCCTGCCGGCTGGTGATGAGCCACAGCTGCCACTCGTGCTGGTAGATCTTCCGGCCCGCGCCGACGCGCGCGGTATTGGGCCCCAAAGATGGCCCAGCGGCTCCGTCGCCAGGGCCGGAGCCTACCCAGCAGAGCACCCCCGCCGGGTAGTGCGCGACCTTCGCCCGGAAGAAGTCCTGCGCCTCGGGACGGCTGCCGAGGCTCTTGTACATGCGCACCTGCCGCAACGTCCCGCGCTCGGTGCGCTGTTGCCCGCCGGTGAGCCCGCCGGTAGCCACCTCGCTGGTCTCCTCGATGCCGGTCAGCTCAGGGTCCCACCGGCACTCGACGTCGGCGACCTGGTTCACGTGGTTGCCGCCCTGGACGCTCTGCACCGGGATCTCCGTACCGGAGTCGGTCACCGGCCAGGAGCCGTCGTCGGTATCGGGGTTCGCCTGCATGAACACCAGGGCGTCCTCGTGTAGCTGGTCGTCGACGATGGGGATCGCGAACGCGTGCTTGGGCACGGTACCGGAGGCGCCGGTGGAGCGGACGAGCAGGTTGCCGCTCGAGTAGGTGCCCATCTGGGCCTGGAGCAGCGCCTGGATCGCGCGGGCGAAGTAGGTGGAGGCGCTCACAGGGCACCGACCTCACTGAGGCGAGAGAGCGGGGGCGGCTCGAACGACTGCTGCACGGCCGGGTCGGATTGCCGGTACCGCCACTCGACGTGCGCCCCCTGACGGCCGACCACCACCGTCTGGACGGCGGTCACGGTCAGGCAGGCGTTGGGACGCAGCTTCAACGGACGACCTCCGCGGCGACGACGTCGGCTGCGTCCTCGAGGAAGTCGGCCTCGAAGGGACCGAGCTCGAACGGGTTGCGCTTGGGCATGTGCTTCGTGCCCGTGGCGTGGAACTCGCCGTAGGCCACGCCCGAGCGCGCCTCGACCCAGTCGGCGCCGGTCGCCATCTCGAGGCTCTGCGCGAACATCCCCGTGTCCTGCAGGATCTTCTCGCTGGTGCCCCGGCGCTGGCGCACGGTCACCTCGGAGAGCGGTTCCCAGTCGGGGCCCTCCGCGTCGAACACGTCGTTGACCGCGGACACCAGGGCGTCGCCGAGCACGGGGAGTACTCCCCGCACGTTCCGGCCGCGCGCCTTGAGCTGGTAGATGGCGCTGATGAGCTCCGACTCGTCGACACGGACGACGCCGGGCATCAGTAGCCCCCAGGCTTGGGGCGGCTCGCACTCGGCGCGAACACGAACTGCGGACTCTCGGGCGTGCTCACGCTGCCGCCGACGTTCGGGTTGGCGCCGGCGATGGCCTCGGCTGCCGGTCGGAGGCCCGCCGCGGCGATCCGCTCGAGCTGCTTCTCGGCCTTCTCCTTCAGGCCGTCGTAGATGCCCCGGCCGTCCGCGCCCCGCCACTCGGGCTTACGCTGGGCTCCGAGGGCCATGACGATCGAGCGAATGGCGCCGTTGACGGCGGGGTCGGCGGCCATCGCCGCGCGGGCGACAGGGTCGGGCCACGCCTTGGCGAGGATGGCGTCGGCGATCCCGCTGGCCTCGGCGACGGCGTCGTCGAACGCCGTCTGGTTCATCGCGGCGGAGCCGTCGTCCGTGAACGCTTCGCGCACCTGCCGCGGCGTGAACTTGGCCGCGACCTGGGCGAACGTCACGTAGGCGGCCACGGCCTACTCCTGCAGCAGGCCGAGCCTGGCGAGCTCCGCGACGGTCTCCTTGGTGACGGCGAAGACCCGGTAGGCCGTTCCCACCGACTTCTGAAGCTCGTCGGCTTGCTTCTGGGACCCCGCCGCCAGGACGTCGCCGGCGTTGGCCTCGACGCGAACGCCCCCGAGACCGCTCGTGGTGACGCTCTCCTTGAGCTGGACGGCCGTCTTGGGCAGGTCCTTGATGGTAGAGCTCTGGGACTTCTGGAGCAGGTCTCGGAGTTGCCCGGCCTCGCGCTCCGCCTGGTCGGCCCGCGCGCTCTCCTTCTTGAGCTGCTTGGCCTGCTTGGTGAGGTCGCCCTCGAGGGCCTTGAGGCGGCGCTCGTTGTCGCCGGCGCGCGACGCGGCCTTCTCGAAGTCCTCCGCGATCTTGCGCTGCTTGCTCAGCTCGGTCTTCAGCTGCTCGTTCTGTGCCTGCAGCTCGAGTTCGCGCTGCTGCACTGGTTGGCGTGCCGGCTCCGCCTGGGCCACCTGGGCCGCTTCCGTGGTCGTCTCGTCTGCCATGTCGCTCGTCCTCGGGTGAGCGGGGCTGGTGCCCCTCTACTGCGTTCAGGCTGGGCGCCGGACAGAAACTCAGACGGTGCTCAGCACGTCCTTGATGAGGCCGCCGACGATGTTGGAGGCCATGAATGCGGTCTCCTTGTAGCCGGCCTCGAACATCGTGCCGCCCTCGAGGCCCCGCCCCTGCGGCAGGTACTCGTTGGTGGTCCACCCGGTGCCGTTGCGGCCGCGGGTGCGGAAGGTGTGGCTGGAAGCGATCTTCCGGCCGTCTCGCGGCGGCGTGGCGGGCCCGCCCACCAGCACGACGTCGTCCGCCAGGATGTACTCGAGCGCGCCGGTCGACACGTTGAGCTTCTTGGCGGGGCAGATGTGCATCGGCGGATAGCCCACCACGTTGATGGTGATGAGCCCCTGCGCGTCCGAGGCTCGCGCCACGTCGGGGCTCGGCGCGCCGTCGCCCATCATCTGCTTCATGTAGGCGCGGACCTCGCTGTCGGCCAGGTAGTAGTAGCCGACGTCGGGGTTCAGGAAGATGCCGCGCACACGGCCGGCGCTCGCCTTGATCCGGTTGTGCAGGTCGAGGCGGGGGTTCTTCGATCCGCCGGTGTCCCACTGGTAGCTGCCGGTCAGCGTGGTGCGGTTCGTGGCGGCCCAGCTGGCCAGCGTGGTCATCAGGGTGATGATTCGGACCTCGCGGGCCAGAGCCAGCTTGTCGGCAATCATCTCGCTGTGCGCCGCCCGCACGTTGTACAGGGTGGCCGCGTCGTTCTCCGCCGCCCAGGGGATGAAGGCCGCGAGCGCGTGCTCCTCGGTCTCGTAGCTGGTCATCGAGCTCAGGTGCTTGATCTCGTTGATCGAACCCGACCGGCCCGTCCGAGTCTCCACGGGCTCGTAGGCGTTCTCCTTGTCGAAGTCGCGCCGCTGGGCCTTCTCCTTGTCGACCAGCACCACCGGGCTCATCAGGTCGGCGCAGAAGCCCTCGTCGGCGGAGTAGCCCCCGAGGTAGGTGTCGAGCTCCTCCTGCTGGTTGGAGGTGTCGGCCGGGGTGATCGCCATCAGGATCTGATCGCCCGCCTTGCCGAGATGGGAGTCCTCGACCAGCGTGAACATGAGCTGCTTGGGTCCGCCGGGCGTGGCGATGAGGCCCTGGGGATGGGTGACGATTCCGCGTTGCGTCGGGAGGACTAGAGCTGCGCTGCCGTTCATCGTCTGTCTCCTGGTCGCCCCTCAGAATGCGGTTGGTTGGTCGTCTCGGTGGTGGGTGCTGGGTCAGATGGCCGGCGCTACGGGGTCGCCGGGGCCGCGGCCACGAACACCGGGAAGCAGGCGAAGCCCGAGCCCGCGGTGAACACGGAGGTGATGCGGTCGTTCTGGAACTCGCTGCCCTCCTCGAAGAGCAGCGCGTGCAGGCCCACCTGGTCGCCGAGCTCGTCGCCGATGGTGCCGACGTCGATCCCAGCCACCAGCGTGGCGGCCACGTCGCCCGAGGCGCCGCCGAGCAGGTCGCCCGCAACCTCGTAGCCGGTGATGTTCGAGCTGATGCCGATGGCCGAGCTCGAGCCGCCGGTGAAGCCCGCGGTCACCTCCCAGTAAGGCTGCCCACCCAGGCGAAGCGCGAAGCTCTCCGGGATGGTCTCGAGGGCCTCGCCGTCCGTGTTGGTGTAGGCGACGGGGACCTTCAAGACGAACGCCTTGTCGTCGCGAATCCAGCGGCCGCTGCCGGCGTCGGGCTCGAGGCACAGCTCCTGGGCGGTGTCCTCGCTCATCGTCGCGGTGGAGTTGAAGTGCCAGTTGCTCTGGTTGGCCCGGCAGTGGACGAGTTGCCCGTTGTAGCGGCTGGACGCGGCCAGGGCCTTCACGGCCGCGATGGTCGCCACGTGCATGATGGCCGCGTAGGTCCGTCCAAGCTGCTTGAGCTCGACCTCGATGAGCTCGTCGGCGCCGCTGGCGGCGGTGACCGCCCGGCCCACCACCACCTGCGGAGTGCCGAGGGCCTGCACTGCAGTCACCACACGGCCGGCGCTGTCGACCGACAGCTCGTCGCCGATGCTGATGGCCGCGCCCGAGTAGACCGGGACCTTGCCGTCGACCTGGATCGAGCGGGTCACGCCGTCTGCCACGAGCTTCTCGACGCAGACGCCGGCGATGGTGTCCGTCGTGGCGGTGGCCAGCGCGACCTCGTCGACGCCGGTTCCGACCTTCAGGACGTAGTGGGGATTGACGTCAGACCCACCGCTCGGGATGCGTCCCGGACGGAAGTAGTTGGGCTGGGTGATCTCACGGGGCTGGGTGACGCTCATCGGGGTCTCTCCTGCGTGGCTTAGCTCTCGTCCTGGTCGTCCTGGGCCCCCTGCTCAGTGGCGTTCGGTGGCGGGTGCTTCCCCTACTGCTGCGCGGCCGGCTGCTTCAGCCAGGCGCTGGCCTGTTGGATCTGATCGGCCCGGTCCTGGCCGTCGAAGCCCTTCCGGTTGGAGCACAGGTAGGACACGGCCTTCTCGATGCGGTTGCGCCCGGCGTAGCTCTGGCTGAGCATCTCGGAGCTGTTCGGGTCGGGCTCCGTGCCGGCGCGCTGCTGGCTCGCCGTGATGGGGCCGGTCGGCGGAGCTTGCGGGCCTTGCGGCGCTGCGGTTGCGGCCCCGCCGAGCTGGGTGCCGTTCGGGCCGGCGACGATGCGGCTCGAGAGGTACTGCCGCTCCTTCTCGGGCAGCGGGTAGTGCTCGCGGAACTTCGCGAGCTTCACCTCGTCGACCGTGCCGTCGCCCTGGAGGCAGGCGCGCCTGGAGCTCTGGATGCCGGGCAGCAGCCGGGAGCAGAGCTGCTTGTCGTTGCCCGACAGGTGAGCCGCCACCGCCTCGGCCTCCGCGTCGGCCTCGGTCTCGTTGACCGCGCCCAGCTTGCTGAGGGCGTCGTTGAGGGCCGTCACCATCGTGTCGGCCTTCTTGGCGTCCGCGATGGCCGTGGTCGCCTTGGCCAGGACGTCGGTGAAGTCCTTGCTCTCGAACAGCTGGAGCAGCTGGTTCAGGGCGTCCTGCGACTCGTTGCTCTGCTCGACGGCCTTCTCGGCCGCGGCCAGGATGGCGTCGTCCTTGTCTCGGCAACCCAGGATCGTGGCGAGCTTGGCGGTGAGTTGGGTGGCTTCCATTTCGGTCTCCGCAGTCGGTGGCTCGGGGGACTGGGTCGCGTCTGACCCACCCCCTTGAGATACCAGACCACTGAGCATCCGAACAGCTTCGGCGAAGATCTCCTCCCGGGTGGCCAGGGTCCTGAGGCCCAAGAGCCCCCGGATGTTGGAGACGAGGTACTCCGGCTCGAGCCAGCTGGGAGCGGTGCCGTCGACCAGCATCCGCTGGAATTGCTCGAGCTCCACCAGCACTGCCGCGGCGTCGGCTTCGGCGCCCAGGCCGAAGATGTCCCGCAGGCCGACGACCGCCTCTTCCGGGGATTCCGCCTCGCCCCACACGCTCACGCTGGCCGCGATCCGCTCCAGGCCTTGGATGAAGGGGTGGTTGGTCAGAGCCACTGAGGTCAGCACTGGCCCGATTGCCTTGCCGCTCACGGGGTCTTTGCCGTTGGGCCAGACGCAGACGCTGGTGTTCTCGTAGGCCCCGGAGCGGACCTGCTCGAGGGCGGCCGGAAGGAACTCCGTCAGGGCCCAGAGTTGGGCCGTCCCGTCCGGAGCGTCCCGGACCTCGAGGTCCAGCACCCAGCCCGCCGCGGGCGCTCCTTGCTGCGGGACGCTGCCCCGGGTGGGGTCCATCTCGGACGCGTGCTCGTAGTCGTACGGCACGACGTGAGACATGCCGACACCGTTCGCCCCGGCCTCGTAGTCGGGGTGGGAGTGGAGGTTCGCGACCACCGCGTCGAACACCTCGCGCCGGAAGTCGACCACCGGGTGCATGGGGTGGCCGCGGTAGACACCCTCGAGGGCGACGTTCACCCAGACTGGGGAGGCGTCCTGGCTCTGGTCCACCGACAGGCGGACTCCACGACCGAATTGGGGGCGACCGAGGGGCTGAGCTTTGCGTGCGGCCATGCCCTCAGGATAGGGGGCGGCCGTCGGGAAGGCTACTCAGGCGTTCAGTTGCAACATCCTGAATCACTGGGCAGCTTCGCTGACCAGGAGAGGGAAGAGAGCAAGCGGATGCACGTCAAGCAGGTGATAGACTGTGCGCACCGTTGTTCGTCCATATCCGAGCTGCTGGTGGGGTTGGCTCCGGAGGACAGCCGATGGGCGCCGCACGCTCGCGATTGGCTCTTTCGCGGGCACGGATCTCGGGAGTATCGCCTCGTGGCAACCGCCTTTCGCGCGAAGAGTTGGGTGCCTTTCGGAGTCGGAGGGAAGGTCTTCGACCCTACAAAGGCAACCAGCAGGAAGGAGCAGGAAAGCGCAGAGCGGGAAGTGCTCGCGCGCTTCTACGACGTCGCGAACGCGGCGGGGCTTCCACTACCCGGCGATCCTGCCACGCTGGTGATGCTGAGGAGCGCGTTCTTCCGCCCGGGGATGAACGGAGATGACGAGTGGCCGACACCGGAATGTGTACCGCTGCTGGCAGTCGCGCAGCACTACGGGGTTCCCACACGGCTGCTTGACTGGACGCGGTCTCCCCTAGCCGCGGCGTACTTCGCTGCAGACAGCGCTTCGCGGCGTGAGGTCGACGGTAAGGACTACCTTGACATCTGGGCCGTCCGTGAGTCGGTCCTGCGACGGTGCTTGAAGCGAAGTGGGATCGGTGGTGCGCGGTGGGATCTGGCTGAGGTGCCTGAATCCGCGAACGAGAACCTGCACGCACAACGCGGGTTGTTCGCTGTGCTGCGCGGGGAGCCGCGACGCGCCAGGGATGGGCTGCAGCTCGACGACTACGTTGGGTTCCTGGGGTCGGTCCACCAGCAGGTGCCGAGCGCACCGCAGTTGACCCTTCCCGCCATGCGTCGCATCAGTCTTCCGGCGGCGATGGCGCCTGAACTCCTCATGGCGTTGGAGGCGAGAGGTATTTCGGGTGCGAGCATCTTCCCGGGCTTCTCAGGGGTGGTGCGCGCAATGAAGGAGCGATCCTTCTACTTGCCCGACTACCCACCCGAGGTCTCCAGCGCCTAGAAGACCAGGGACTAGTCTTCCCGCCCCTCGAACGCTTCCAGCACGTCCCGGTACTGCGCCATCGCCTCGCGCCACTCGCCGTACTCGTCGCCGGCGGCCTCGAATGCCTGCTTCTCGAGCTCGGTGAGCTTCGCCAGCGTGAGCTTGCCGGCGCTAAAGAGTTCGCTCGCCTCGCGCATGACGGGGTTCAGCTTGTCGAAGTCGGGCTTGGCCATGGCTACTGACCCAGTCTGCGGATTTCTCGGACGCGTTCAACCATGTCGAAGGCTCCCGCGTCCCGAGCGCGCAGGACGGCCTTGTCCGTGTGGTACAGCGAGAAGGACTCAGCAAAGTACTCCGCGGGGTCCTGCTCCGCGTACGCGCTGACGCGGTGGGCCGCGCTGCCCTCGCGGCGGATGTAGGCGCGCTGGATTGCGTGGTCGACCTGCTGCCACTCCTCGGTGCTCCCCGCGTAGTCCACGCCGCCGGCGCCGAGCTTGCGCCCGCGCATGTGCACCTCGTGACCGATCTCGTGGAAGGTCGACCGCCGGATCGCCTCCAGCTCGGTCTCGGCCGCCTCGGCCACGTTGAACAGCGCCGGACTGTCGGCGGTGAGTGCGCCGCGCCCGAAGGGGACGTTGCCGGTGCGGATCTTCATCTGCGCGCGGAGAGTCTGGTTGCCGAGCTGGACCTCCGGGTACCAGCAGCCCGAGCAGCCGTGTGGCATCGAGTTGCTGACTCGGCGGGAGTTGTTGGCCACGCGCTTCGTGAAGAGCAGGCGCTCGAGGGGCGACTCTTCCAGGAAGCGCAGGGCTCCCGCCTCGTTGAACGTGCTCATCACCGCGTCGTGCTCGCGCTTGCGGCGGAGCTTGCCCTGGATCCTCGCGAAGTGGCGGCCCTGCTCCGGCATCCCGGGGCGCGGTCGCGGCGGCGTCGGTACCGGTGGCGGCCGCGGCGGTGCAGATCCACCTCCGCCAGGTGGTGCAGCGGGTGGTGGCTGCCCTCCGCCTGCCGGCGCCGGCGGCGTCGACGGGATGGCGACGTCGCCCCCTCCGATGAGCCCGGTGGTGCCGGAGTCGAAGCCCGGGTCCGGGAGTTCGGTCGGCGCCGGGCCGATGGTGGCGCCCGTCTTGTCGACCCAGCGCTTCGAGCGCGAGATGACGCGGCAGCGGCAGTTGCTCGAGACAACGCCGTTCGCTACGATCCACCCGAGTGGCGATTCGACGTCATACACATGGCCGCGAAACTCGAACTTCCGGACGCTGACCACCTGGTCGAGCGCTACCTGCGAGGGGTATCGCTGAAGCAGCTCGCGAGCGAGCGCAGCGTCAGCCGGCCGACCCTCGGTCGCATCCTTGAGGAGCACGGCGTCAAACTGCGAGGCCGTCCCGAGGCGGAGCGTCTGAAGTGGCGCGGCATCAAGGGAAACAAGGCCGCCGTCGAGCGGCAATGCTCGGCCGCCTGGGCCAAGTCTCGCGGGCGCGACGTCCCCGTCCTCGAGCGACGAAAGCGAGCCCGCACCCACGCCCGGCGGCAGACTCGGCTCGGACTCTTCGAGGACGAGTTGGCTGGTCACATCGGCCACCGCGGCCTGGTGGTGCTGCAGCAGGCGCCAGTAGGACCCTACAACGTGGACTTCGCCTTCAAAGCAGCGCGCCTCGCCGTGGAACTCTTCACCTCGATAGCCGGTGAAGCTGCCACTGCCCGCTTCCGCGAGCGTACGGAATACCTGCTCGACTCGGGTTGGTGCCTGCTGATCGTCAGTCTCCGCACCGGGCCCCAGCGCGCCGACCCGGGTCTCAGCGACGTGGCAGACCAGGTGTTCGCCCTGCACGAGCGACTGCGCAGTGGTGAAGCCCTGCACGGTCAGTACGGGGTGATTGGCCGTCACGGTCAGCCGACGACCTACTGCAGTCGTGAGCTCGACGGCCTCCCCCGCATACCAGGCCTTTGACGCCCCGCAGACTTGGCCCGTGATCTCGGTGCCGGGCAGGAAGCAGTTGTAGCCGAAGGGCGGGTAGGCATCGCGCCAGAAGGGGTGGTCCGCGGGCAGGATGATCCCGTTGGCCGCCCGGTGCGTCTCGCGCTGCCGGTCATCCCGGACGGTCTGGACCTGCCAGTAGGGTCGAGCCGCGAGCACCGCGGGCTGGGTCATCTCCGCGAAGCGCCCCGACGAGTAGGCACTCCCCACGTTGGTGCGGAAGATGGTCTCGACGTGGCTCCGGTTGGCAGGCGTCCACCCAGCGCTTTCGAGTCGGGTGCGGACGTGCTTCTTGAACTCGCGGAAGTTGGGGCCCTTGTAGACCCACTTGTCCGTCGTCGGGTCCTTGTAGGTGCGCTCGCCAGACTGCCGCACCTGGCGGGCGAGTTCGCCGTGCGCCGTCTGCAGTAGCTCCTGCCGTGCCAGGCCCGCCACCGTGAAGGCCCGGCGCTTCGCGCCTGCCCGCAGGGCGTCGAACTGCTCCTTGGGCAGGATGGTGCGCGACTCGAACAGGCGCACCGCCTCCGCGTAGGGCGTCGACGCGAACGGACCGCGATCCCGCTTGAAGAGCACCTTGCTCGCAGTGAATGCGGGGAGCGGGATCTCCTCCTCGTGCTCACGCTCCCAGAGGCTGTCGAGGGCGCCGAGCATGACGCCGTGGAGGAGCTGCTGCTCAGCGAGTTCGGCGAAGCGCTCGAGGGGGAGCTGGTCCTCGATGCGGTTGAGTGCAGCCTTGATGGCGGCCTCGCTGTCCTTGCCGTCGACGGCCTTGACGACCTGGTCGACCCACCGCTCGAGCTCGCGCGCTCCCGCGTCGACGCCAGACTCGACCAGGGTCTCGGGCGAGCCGTTCACCGTGTCCGGCTGCGACGCGCAGCAGACGTGGTCGCCGAAGTACTCGTGCGCCCGCAGGGCGGTCAGGAATCGTCCGAGCTCGCCTGCAACAGCCGCAGCTGTCGTACGTTCCGGGACGCGGCTAAAGGGGCGGCATCCCCCTCGGCAGGCGGCGCAGCCGGGTCACCGGTGGGCGAGCCCCCGCCCTCGGTGTCGTTCGCGGGGTCGCCGGGCATGGTGCCGACCTTCGGTGCCGGCGCGGCTGCGGGCGCCCCGAACCCGCCCGGCGCTGCCTGCGGCGACTGCTGCACGACGGCGTCGCCCGGCTCGGGCTTGGAGAAGCCGATGGCCTCGTAGACCTCGTCCTCCTTGAGAGGCACGCCGATGCTCATGGCCTTCTTGGTGCGCTCCGTCTCGGCGGTACGGTCCGGCGGCAGTTCAAACTCGACCTTGATGGTCGGGCAGTGCGAGAGAGCCTCGGCTCCGAAGTTCACCTCGACGACGCTGGCCGCGATGCCCTCGGTGAGGATCGCGCCGATGTTCCAGCCGTCGGCCGCGAGGACCAGCATCTGCTCGTCCTGCATGACCACGGCTTGCTGCCCGCCCAGGCCGTCAGCCTTGGCGTCAGTGGTCCGGGTGTTCCCGAGCACGAGCTTGCTGTTCTGGTCGTCGCACTCCGCGGCGACGTCCTTGTGGATTTCGCCGGCGCCGCGCGCCGGCTGGTCCGTCTTGACGTCCACGCCCTTGGGGAGCTGCGCCGAGCTGTTGGCGCCGAGCTTGTCGACGGTGGCACGCGCCTGGTCGAGCACGTCCTTCTGAATCGTGGCGTCGGGGGCGACGAACACGATGCGCCACGGCTTGCCGAACACCTCGAGCAGAATCATCCGCTCGCGCCAGTCGAACCGCTTGAAGTAGCTGAAGTAGAGACAGCGCGGCCCGAAGCCTTCGCGCTCGGGGTACTCGTTGAACAGCTGGGGCGTGAACTCGATGAACTTGTGGGGGTAGTCGCGCAGGGCGAGGCCGCGCTTCTCGAAGCCGTACCCGCTGAACAGGTCGTCGCGTACGCGGAGCTCGCGCTCGGGTCCGAACGATAGGCGCCGCGGGTGGATCCAGCCCAGGTCGTCGATGCGCCACTGCACCTTGCCGCCGCGGTTCTCGCGCCAGTGCTTCTCGAGCGCGGCGCGGCCGTGGCAGTGCCCCCAGTTGAGCTGCAGCATGCGCTGCGGCAGGTGGGGGATCCAGGCCAGCTGCTGGCGCACGACGTCGGCGAGTTGATTGGCGAACTTGGGGTCGATGCCGTCGCCCTCGGCCGGGACGACCTTCGGGTGCATGGCGGCGAGGGAGCGGAAGCGCTTGCCGACGATGCTGCCGAGGTGCGGGTCGATGTGGATGGTCTCGTAGGTGAGATCGGTCAGGTCGCGCATGTGACCGAACTCGGCCGCGCGCAGGACTGTCTCGATGGTGGCCGGGGTGAGCGCGCGCCCGAAGTAGCGCCGGCACTGCTCGGTCTCGGGGATCTCCCCGCCGAACATCACGTCCTCGAGGTCGCGCCTCGACACCCACGTGCTGCCATCGGCTGCCGTTTTCGTGCCTACCTGTGCCATGGCAACCACCTCCGCAGCTTGCTCTGACCCTGGTCGAACGCGCTCAGCAGGGTCTCGGCCACCTTCTTGAGTTGCTTGGACTCGCCCTCGCGTCGGGCGTGCTCGGCCATGATCTGGTCGGCGAGTTGCTCGAAGCGCGTGGCCCAGCGCTCGACCTCGGCCTGCAGGAGCCTGGCGCGTACCGTCGCGACCGGTGAGAGTCCGGCTTGCTTGAGCTGCGCCTGGGCCTGGGCGCGCCAGTCGCGCGCTTGCTTGCGCAGGTTGTTGGCGCACTGCTCGAGGCCCTGACGGTAGCCGTCGGCGACGCCGGCGTTGACCATGGCCTGGCTCAGGGGCTGGATGGGGAGGGGTTGGTTCACGTCTTGGTTACCTTGGTGTCGGCGACCACGGGGGCGGGCTTCTCAATGACAACCTCAGCGGCCCAATCGGCCGGCAGCTTCTCGGCACTCTTCGCCGCGACCTTCAGCTCGGACTCATCCGCCGTGCTGAGCCGGTCGAGCTTCGGCGCGTCCTCGCCCTCCAGCTCCGCCTCGGGGATGACAGGTAGCGCAATGCGCTTGCCCTCGGCATCGCGCTCGATGGCTGACCAGTGTTCCATGCGACAGGGGACGCCAGGCGGGATCGGCTTGCCATCGGCGCGGACGCCGTCGCGTGGGTAGCCGCGGGCCTTGTCCTGCAGGGCCTGCACGCGTTCGAGCGCTGTGCGGTTCGCCTTGGTGTCGTCGAGGATGATGCGCTTCATGGCTCAGGTCAGGGGTTGGAGGCAGCAACCATCTGGGAAGCGGCGATCATCTGGGCAGCGGTGACGGGGCCGGTGCCGATGAGGATCTCGCGGATGGGTCCTTCGAACCAGTTATCGATCGTCGTCCGGCGGCGGGCACCTACCGTCACTTGATCCACTGTCATGGTTGGGACGTCGAGTGGAGCTGCAACCATATCAGGCACGCCGTTCCTCCATGAGTCGTACTCAGTACCTTTGAATCGCGCCGCATAGATATGGCGGACCGTTGGCGTATTCACTGCGCTCGCCGCTTCAAGTGACGTGGTGTCGTTTGCGGTCCTTCTGGCCACGTAGCGCGTTGTTGAGCGAATCCCCACAACTGGGGTAGCATCGGCTGAGTTGCCCATTGAGAATAGCCGCTGATGTGGACCAGGGTTTAGCCACTTCTGAGCAGAGAGCCAGAACCAAGGCTTGTCGCTCCCGCTGAACCGCGCCGCCATCGCGTCGACCTGCATCCAGTGGTTCGTGCCGTCGAACTGCCCCGCGCTCAGCGAGCCGCCCCAGATGGTCGGGTGCTGCCATGGCTGGTTGAGAGGTGTCGCCTGGTTCGCGTGGAACGGGTCGCTGTAGAGCTTGATGTTCCGCGCGGCCAGGACCGGGTCATTCGGGACGGTGACGAGGCCGGGGAGTTCGATCATCGCCAGGACATCGAACTCCACCCACTGCCCGGCACCGGTGAAGACGCCCGATGGGCGTAGCCCTGCGTGTGTGGCGGTGAACTCTCCAGAGAAGTACTGCCAACTGGTTGACGCCGCGCCGATGGCGATGCTCAGACCGGCGCGGTCGCGCATCGTGGGGGTCGCCGTGCCATCGCTGCGGTACCTTCCAACGATGAGATATCGCGCCCCCATCACCATACAGGTCTGATAGCAGCCCAGGGTGCCCGCACCGGTTGACGTCAAGCGCAGGCACTGCGTTCCCTCGTAGGGCAGCGTCGAGTCCTTGGTGACGTTGACGCCAGCCAGCGGCGTGTAGTTGGCGATACCCCCCAATTCCATGTCACCGTCAATGATCTGCTCCCCAGCCCCGTCCTGGTAGTTCAGGACGCACGCCGGGTCGTAGTACTTGTAATGACCGAGGATCTGGGATCCGAAGATGTCCCACATCGTGGTGGGCGGACGAGGTCGCACCCTGCCCATCCCGAGGCCGCGCCCCATGTGCCCGGGCATGCACATGACGTCGTCCGGCGCGTAGACCCGTCCACGGCGCCGCGGCCTTCGCGGCGTGACGAGTCTTCCGCCGTCGACGCGCTCGAGCTGCACGGCGCTACCTCAGGCCGACGAGCTTCTGCGCCGTGGTCGAGGCGCCGACGCCGACGATGATGCCCTCGATGTACATGCCCTTGACGCAGTCCCACACGCGGAAGGCCGAGTCCTCGCGCAGCTTCACGTACACGAGCGGGCCACCCGTGGTGACGTCGCCGACGTAGATGCCCTTGAGGGGGTTGGTCGAGTAGTCGGCGCCCCCGGTGGGGGAGGCGGCCAGGTCGGCGCTGACGTCGACGGACTCGAGGGCGGTGGGGTAGGGCCGCGCCACGGGTTGGCCGTCGCGGAGCCAGGCTTTCACGGAATCCCAGGCGCTCATGCCACACAGGGTGCCATGTGTTCAGTGGGTGGGTCCAGAAGTACCCGCCGGGCGTTCAGTGCTCCAGCGGCGCCGGCGAGTGTCCGAACCGCGCAGGGCTGTCGCCAGGGTGCAGGGCTGTCGCCAGGGTGCAGAAGTGTCACCTCGGCCTGAAGTAGGCCCCACGCGCCACCGTTGCTCGACGCCTGGGCGAGTCAGTCTCCCCGCTTCCCCCGCCTTCTCCGCACCCGCCGCCACAATTTGTCAGCCTTCTGGGTATCAGCCCAGCCCCGGTACCAGTAGCCCAGCCCGAACCCCACGAAGAGCACGGCCACGGTCACGACGCGGATCCAGACCGGCTCGATCATGTGTGCCCGCCAACGTACATCCACGCGACGCAGGCGGCCACCACGCCGATGCCGACCACCAGGAGAACGAGGTAGGCCAGCAGCAGCGGCTTCCCGAGTCGCCGAAGAGCCGACTGCTTGACCACGGCCCACACGGTGGCAGGTGCCGGTTGCTGCTCGGTCACGGGCTCACCAATGCCACGGGGGCGGGGTCACCCTCATCGCGAGCACCGCTCCAACGAGCAACTCCAGACGCGTCGGCACGGACGGAGGCTAGTGCCGGGCGCGGACGCTGTGAAGGTGCCAGTCGCCGGAAAGCAGGGGGCCGGGGGAGGCTTCTGCTTCGTCGACGACTGGCGATCCTTGGAACGGTGGATTCGCCAGAAGCTTGAGGGTGCGCCGGCCGGCAGCGAGGGAGGAACGCGAACTTGAGGGAATCGCGCCCTCGGGGGGAGTATGTATGGCTACCGGCCGGCGCGCGCGGACGCTACCACGCCGCTGCGCGGCGGGACTGCCGGATCGGTGCCGTGTGGGAACTTGCGCCCACCTAGAACCCGCCCGTGTCCGCCATGGCCCGCCCCGTCGCGTCCGAGCTCCCGCCGCTCTCGCCCTCGAAGGCCCGCTCCCCGTGGTCCCAGAGGTGCACGGTCATGTCGACCTGGTCGTCGGCGGGATCGCCGACCCCGGTGAAGCGACAGACCTCGTCGAGGTAGCCGTCGAGCCAGGGGAGGTCGGCCTTGGCCAGGTTCACGCGAGCTCGGTCGCGGTCGAGCCAAGGCGCTTCGGGATGCGCGTTCACCTCCTGCTCGAGAGCCGCGAAGGCCGGGTCAGCGCTGGCGCCCTGCTCGGGCACGATGATGCGCCCGCGGTTCCAGGCGGCGGCGGGCATCTGCGAGCGCACGAACTTCGACGTGTCGGGGTGCGTCTCGATGATGGTCAGGTCGCGGTTCAGGCGGCGGAGCGTCTGCGGCACCGACTTGAAGGCCCCCACGGACTCGATGACGATCGGGGTCAGCGGGAAGCCCAGCCGCTCGAGCCGGAACTCCAGCGCCAGCAGGAAGTCGACCAGGTCGGGTACCTCGAGCTGCACCTGCCACACCCGGCGGACGTACAGGCGCATCTCGTCGCTCCACCCCCAGTACGCGCCGATCCCGATGGCGGAGTGGTCGGCGGACGTCTTCTCGGTGGCGGCCGGGTCGACGGCGATCGCGAGGCGGGCGCCCTTCAGGTTCAGCGGTACCGGGTACCGCGCCGGGTCCCGGAACAGCAGCGAGCCCTGGGGCCGCGGGCGCTGCATGTATTGCGACCACCAATTGTACTCCTCGATGTCCGCGCGGATGGTGCCAAGGGCGTCCAGCCCGAATCGCTGGGGCCAGAGCGGCTGCCCCTGGGTGTTGATGGCGGGGAGGGTGATGCGCCGCCAGCGCTTGTCGCCACGCTTGGCGGCCTGGGCGGCGATACGGGCAATGAGGTCGTCATCGTTCCAGCGCTGGTGTGTGATGATGGCCGACCCGCCCGGCTCAAGGCGGTTGCGTAGCGTGCCCGTGTACCAGTCCCACACCTCCCGCCGACGCGCCGCGCTCTCGGCCTCCGCGCGGTCCTTGAAGGGGTCATCGATGACCAAGACGTTGACGCCCTTGCCGGTGACGTTGCCCTTGCGGCCGACGGCCAGGAACCCACCGCCGCCGGCGACCTGCCAGAAGCGGGCGCTCGCCGACGGGTCGAAGGCGTCCTCGAGGGTCTGCTCCTGGCCGACGAAGATGCCGGCCCGGGCCGCGGTGGCTCGCGCGATCTTCGACTGGTCGCGTGCGAAGTCGCCGGAGTAGGTGGCGTAAGTGACGATGTGGGTGGGGTTCCAGCGCAGGTGGCGCGCGGCGCCGTGGAAGACGATCTCCGACTTGCCGTGGCGTGGCGGAGCCTCGACCAGGGCGAAGACCTCCTCCCCGCGCTCGATGTCATCCCAGAGGTCGAGCACCGGCTGCAGGTGCCGGGGTGCGACGTACCAGGGAGTGGTCCGCTCGATGAAGAGCCCGAGGTCGGTGCGGGCGCGTCGCTCGTCGAGGCGCCAGCGCACCATGGCGCGCGACCGGACGCTGCCGTCAAGCTCGACTGGGGTCACCGTTGCCCCGCTCCCGTAGGCGCTCGGGCGTCCTGCCAGAGTTGAGGTACTCCCTCATCTCCTCGTCCGTCCACTCCTCGAGTGGATCCCTGTGGACGTGCACCTCGTGCTTCTGCCGCTGCCAGAGTTCGCCCATGTGCTCGAGGATGGTGCGCAGCGCCTGCACGCGGTCGTTGCCGTCGGCCTCACCGATCTGCCGGAGGCGGACTCGCACCAGGTTCACGAGCGCCTGGCGGTCCTCGGTGGTCAGCTCGAGCAGGCGGGATGCCTCCGCCGACATGTCGCGGACCGACACCTCCGACAGCTCCCACTCCTCCGCGAGCTCGGCGGCGGTGGTGCCGCGCTCCCACTCGCCCGCGGCCATCAGCATGGCGATTCGGTAGACCCTCCGGGTCTTGGTGTTGCGGTCGGCACGCGTGCGCGCGCTGCGCGGGTTGCTGGTGGGTGGGGGTGCCTTGGCGCCCCTCTTCTTGGTGTCCGACCGCATGGCCGGGTATGAGTGTAGCACTGAACGCCGGAGCAGTGGCGTCCGGTAGAGGGCTGGATGTTTGACGAGACCCTCGCGGACGCTCACGATCGGGCAGTCCAACGAGTGGCGGCCCCCCTCTCGCGATGACCTGAAGGAGGTCCCCATGAAGCGAATCCAGTCCTCGAGGCCGTCAACTCTGAACCAGCCACGCAACGTCTGCGTCGCACTGCCGGCCAAGCCTTGGTTGCCGATCGAGAAGTTCGGCGCAGTGTTGCTCGGTGCGGCGGTGCTGGCGTTCGCCGTTGGCGCGGCGCAACGCTTGGCAGCGCAGTCCTAGCCCCTGGCCGGGCTACTTCGGGACAGAGAGACTGGCTCCCCGCGCCATCAGCCGTCCCTGAACTCCCTCAGCGCCCCCGGCTGCGCCTCCAGCTTCGCGAGCGCCTTCTGCTGGATCTGCCTCACCCGCTCCTTCGTGAGGTTGAGCATCACCGCGGTGGCCTCCATGGTCACCCCGCCGAGCTCGGCCACGTCGAGCAGACAGGTCTCGCCGAGCTCCCAAGGCTCGATGTCCGGGAAGAGGAGCTTGATACTGCCGCGGCCGCGCCCCGCCTCGAGGTACAGGTGGTACTTGCAGGAGACGAACGGGCAGGGGCGAGGGCCGTCCATGCAGTCCGCTCGGGTCCGCGGCTTCCAGCAGCAGTCGGTTTCCGGGTACTCAGCCCGGCCCCGCTTGAGCTGGCGCTTCAAGATGCGGGATCCCGTGATGGTCTTGGGCCGGGTCGGATGCCGGCGCTTGGAGGCGCCGCCCTGGATGTCCCGTGCTCGTGGCGTCTTCGGCGGCGGGAGGGGTTCGGGTGGGGGCGGGGCGGCGGCGGCCTCGAACGACCGGCGCGTCTTCCGCGGCTTCTCCGGGGCGCACGGGGCGTTTGGCTTGGGCTGGCATGGCGGCGCCTTCGAACGGTCCGTCTCGCTTGGCGTATCGGCGAGCCTTGTGCGGACGGGTGACGGACTTCGGTAGGTCGGGTCCTCGCGCCGGACCGCCTGCGTCAGCCACTCCCCGAACTCCCCCAGGGTTGGCGTGTCGAGCCACTTCTGCAGCACGCTCTGGAGGAACTGGACCTTCCAGTGATGGCGACCCGACCGCTTCGCCTTCGCTCGGCGACTCGATTCGCGACTGCTCTGCAGGCACGTCTCGCATCTCGTGTGCCCGGGGACGGGCGCCTTGCCGCACCGGCAACGCCCGCGGTCCCGATTCTTCCGGCGCTGGCTTCGGCGGTACTCGCGCCGCTTGGCCCGCGCGCACTCGCGACAGGTGTACAGCTGGCTGGGGAAGAAGTTCTCCGAGTCGTTCTCCCCACAACGGCAGACGTACTTGGGCACGACCGCATCTCCGCCGCATCAGCGCCGGCGGAGCTCCTGCTCGCACGCGAAGGCCAGGGCGACGGCGTCCGCGGCGTCCTTGCGGAGCCGCTTCCGACCGGTCAGCAGCTGCACGCGCTGCTTGATGGGCGCCTTGCCGGCGCGCCCTGCTCCCGGACCGAGCAGGGCGATCTTGGCGCGCGCGGGGCTGACCTCGAGGTAGGGGACGCCGTAGGCGAGGCAGCAGCCCTTGGCGAGGCCCACCACCTGGTTGACCTTCGAGGTGTCCGCCGTGAACCGGTCGCTCTTCGCTTGGGACACCTGAGCCTGCTCCTGGTGCTCGATGCACAGCGCCAGGGGGCGGTGAGCCCGGAGCACCCGGGAAAGCGCCGTCCAGATCTGCTCGAGCCGGAGCTTGAGCGGGTCGGCGGGCTTGGTGACGACGGCCTCGACCACCAGCACCTCGACGTGCTGGCCCTCGCGCCCAATGACGCTGATGCCAGCCACGAGGCCAGGGTCGAAGCCGCCGTACACGTTCACTGTCGCCGGGTCTCCCGGCATCGAGCCCGGAACCGCTCCGCCGCCTCCTGGTCGTCCCAATCCCAACTCGTCAGCAGCCACCAGTCGAAGCCCGCCCAATGCTCGCCTGGGTTGCAGTTTGGACAACCCAGGGGCGCGGTTTGTCGCCGGGTCTCCGGGAGCCAGAACCGGCACTCGCAGTCCGGGCAGACCAACCACTCGGACGCCTCCGGCGGTGGTTCGGCGTTCTTGCGTGGTGGCATGTCGAGCGCGTAGCCGCCGCGGCTGTTGCGGATGGCGCGCATCAGTGAGCGGTGGGGGCTACCGGCTGGCGCTTGCCCTTCGGGGCCTTCTTGCCGGGTGGGTAGCGCTCCTGACCGGGGTCGCTCCCGGCTTCCGCCTCCGCCGCATCGTCCTCGTCCTCGTCCTCCTGGTCGTCGCCGGCGTCGTCCTGGTCATTGCTGGCACCTGCAGCCTTGAACAGGTCGCCCTGGCGCTCGTCCGCCGTCATCGGCCGTTCCTCGATGACCTGGTCGTCGCTGACCTGAACGAGCTGGACCACGTCCCGGTCCTCGCAGGGCCGCTCGTAGACCTCGATGTCCTCGCCGTCCTTGCCGGTCTGGATGGCCGCGACCAGGTCGCGCATCGACTGCCGGATGCCCTTGAGGTCGGCGTTGTAGTCCGCCATGGCCTCGCTCTTCTCGGCCTTCTTCGAGAAGAGCGCCTGGTTGACCCCGACCAGCTTGTCCTTGCGCTGAGCGACCTCCTCGTCGCTGAGGTCGGTCTCCACTCGCTTCTTGAACGTCTTCGGCTTCGCCATCGGATCGGTCCTTTCCGCCGCCCCTCAGGCGGCCATGAGTCAGATTGCGCGCAGGTGCCGCTGCCGGTTGGCCGCGCACCGGTTGGAGTGCTGCTCGGCGATGCGGGCCCGGAGGTGCGCGATCTTCCGCTCGAGGCGCCACTTCTGGTCGAGCAGTTCGAGCACCGCGTCGGTGCAGCCGGAGATCAGGCCGAGCTCGCGCTTCACGTGGACGAGCCCCAAGTGGAGCCCCTGCAGCTCCCTCTGCAGCGACCAGCCCAGCTCGCGCTGCGCCGGCATCAGTCCTTGTCCTCCACCAGGTCGTCGAGCTCGTCGGGCGGGGGGCGTGGGGGGCTGACGTTCGGGCAGACGTCCTCGACGTCGAGATCCCAGTCGCGGATCTCCCGCCAGCACAGCTGGCGCACCATGGCCGCGAATGCCTCCTTCTTGAAACGAGCCAACTTACGGAAGGCCGCCCGTTCCTCGCAGTTGACCATGACCTTCATGACGCAGTTGCGGTGGCGGCCTGGGCCGAGCGCGGGTTCGTTGTTCATTCGGGCCTCCTGGGTCGGGCGGGCTTCACCCCGCGGCGAAGTAGCTCCTCGAATACGGCCCGGTGCTGCTGCTCGAGGCGCTTCTGCTCAGCGCGCAGTTGCGCCAGGTCGCGTCGGCGCGCGTGGTACAGGCCGATCAGGGTCTCGACGGTGCAGTCGATGAGGCTCACAGCGGCTCCTCCCCGTAGGGCAGCTCCGGCTCTTCCTCGGTGAAGGTCAGGTGCCGCCCGTCGAACTTGCAGCGGTGGACGTCCGGGCCGCAGTGCCGCCCCTTGGCGACCACGAGCTCGGCTTCGCCCGTCCGCTCCTCCGGCGGCAGATACGGGTCCTGGCGGTGAATGAACATCACCACGTCGGCGTCCTGCTCGAGCGCGCCGCTCTCGCGGAGGTCGTGCAGCTCCGGGCGCTTGGGGCGCTCACCCTTCTTGGGGCGTGACATCTGCGATAGCGCCAGCACGCACACCCCGAACTCTTTGGCCAGGCGCTTGAGCTGGCGGCTGATGTGGGTGAGCTCGGTGTTGCGGTTGTCGCCCGGGGCGTCCGCGTCCATCAGCTGGGTGTGGTCGATGATGACCAGCTTCACCTCGACCTCCGGGAAGCGCTTGCGCAGCGCCGCGGTGTGGCGCCGGAGCTTGCTGCGGAGCTTGGTGGGGGTGAGCTGAGCGCCGTCGTCGACGATGATGGGTAGGCGCGCGAGCTCGGCGAGCTGCTCGGTCAGGGCCGACCAGTGAGCGGTGGTCAGTCTGCCGGAGCGCAGGAGCGAGTGCGGGATCCGGGCCCGGCGCGACACGCTCCGGAGCATCAGGTCGAGCAGTGGCATCTCCAGGGTGAAGTCGACCACCCCCCAGCCGAGGCTGCCGGCGTGCTCCCCGGCCTGCCTCACCCAGGTGCTCTTGCCGGCGCCCGGGCGACCCCCCACGAACCACAGGTGACCGGCTTCCATGCCTCCCACGTGGTTGTCCAGGGCGGTGAAGCCCGTCGGCACGCCAGTGTAGCCCGGTCCGCGCGCGGCGGTCTCGACCCACCGCATCGCCAGGCGGGTCATCTCCTGGTAGTCGGCGACCGTGTCGCGGCCCGGCGCGTCCTCGGTGGTGATGCGGTAGACGTCGGCCTCGCACCGCTCGAGCCACTCACCGACGTCGCCGACGTCGCCGCGGGCCTCACCCGCCAGCCGCTGGAACACGGCTGCCGCGCGGCGCGCTCGCGCCAGGTCGAGTACGGTGCGGGCGTGCTGCTCCGGGTGGGCCAGAGTCGGCACGCTGTCGACCAGGTTCAGGATGTACGGGGTGCCGCCTACCCGTTCGAGCTTGCCCTCGGCCCGCAGGCGGCTGCTGACGGCCACGGTGTCGACCTGCTCGCCTTCGCCCACGAGGTCGACGATGGCTCCCCACATCCAGCGGTTCGAGCGGAGGAGGAAGTCGTCCGGCCGTAGCATCGGGAGCAGTTCGTCCAGCGCTTCAGAGCTGAGCATGCAAGCGCTGAGAACCACGGCCTCGGCCTCAGGGTCGTGACGGGGCGGAGGTTCCTGGAAGGGGCGGTTCATCCGCGCCACTCCTTCGTAAGGGCCTCGAGCTGCTCACGCACCTCAGGGGGCATCGGCACGGCCTCTCCCTCGGGCTCGTCGGCCTCGCGGATCTCTGGGCCGCGGGCTCGGGCAGCCTGTTCCCGGCGCTCCCGGCGCTGGCGGCCCGCCTCGAGCAGGGTCTCGTAGCGCTCCCGGTTGCCGAAGACGAAGCTCACCGTCTGGCGGTGGCCGTCGCCCTGGTACCACTCATTGGCGCTCACCTCGAGCAGGACGTCCTCGAAGTCCTGGCGGGTCGCCCCCTGCTGGAAGAGCTCCCGGATCGTCAGGGTGCGCGGGTCATCGAGCCGGGCGTTGGGCTTGCGGAGGACGTCGCGGTATCGGGCGAAAACCGTGGAGACTTCCGCGTCGATTCCGTCCCTTTCCCTGAATTGTTCTCCAAAGAAGTCTCGTCTTCCCTCACTCACTCCGCGGGCGCCTGGGCCTGCGCTGCCTATCAGGTCTTGAGAGTGTGTGTTCAGAACACCGGGAACGGGAACGGGAACGGGCTCCGGGGGGGAGGGGGTCCGGGGGAGGGGGGTGTCGTTTGCTTGGCGGGTTTGCTCCGCTTTGCTTGGCGGGTTTGCTCCGCTTTGCTTGGCGGGTTTGCTCCGCTTTGCTTCCGCAGACCGCCGGCCCCCTCGTCGCCCGGCCTCCGCACGCTTGCGGCTGAGATTGGCATCCGGGGCGGTGGTGAACCGGGGGTCGGGGTCGTACGTCGGCGGGCCGTACTGGTCGGCGTCGTGAATGAGCCAGCCCCCGTCGGCAGGCTCGATGATGCCTACCTGGTGCAGGGGCTTGCCGGCGTCGCGGAGTTCCTCAAGCAGGCGAGTGGTCTTGCGCGCAGTGTGCCCCGACAGCTGGCGAACCATGTCGGCCGGGACGAAGCCCGCGGTGCCCTTGCCTGCTGCCCAGCACATGAGGCGGAAGGCGAACTTGAACGCCTCGCCGGACAGCGGGGCCCACTTCGCGTGCTGGGTCAGGCCGTCGTCGATGCGCAGCCAGCTCACGCGGATTCGCCTCCAGCCGTCAGGCCCAGCGCCTCGGCGGCCTCCTCCAGTAGCTCACGCATCTCCTCGGCCGCGGCTGCGTCACCCCGGCCCATCCGGTAGGCGACCTCTACGCCCCGCTCCAGGGCCTCCGCGGCCACGCTCTGGGCCTGATCCGCGCGATGGACCACGCGGTCCTTGTGAGGCGCGGAAGCCTTCGAGATCGTTGGCCCGCATTCGGCATTTTTAATCCGT